GGATTTTTAATAAGACAGATAACGATATTTCCGTACCTACTGAATTATATTTACCAGCATTACTATTGTGCGCTTCATTATTTTTTGATTTACTGCAATATGCTATATCAACATTTGTATGGTATGGCTATTATTTATGCAAGCGAGAAAAGAACAATAAAGACGAAAATATAGATGTTAATGAACCGGAATGGCTAAATACAATTTCCTGGTTGATTTTCATTATAAAAATAATCTCACTTATAATAGGGTACATTCTAATTGGAAAATTCTTAATCTCAAAAATATAAAAATTATGGCAAAAACAAACAATCAGAAGCCCAGTTCCCCAAAAACTAAAGTTACTAAAAACATTCCTTCACATCGCAGTAGTAAAAAAGGAACGCTTAATGAATCAACAAACACAGGGACTGGCCCAAGAACACCTAAAAAGTAAAATAAAGCCGGAGCGCTAAGCCCCGGCTCATTAATTGATTAGCCCTTTGATTCTTAACCGATTTACGATTTCGGTATAAAGATACTCTATATCCCCGCTGAAATCCCCATAATTCTGATACAAAAACACGACATCAGCACAATTGTCGGAAATTGTACTTTTGGACTGAACCCCAAGCACCCTTGACATCTCTTCACGTAACCCTGCTGTCATTTTTCCACCAGCAAGCGAGCTTGGAGAAAACAAATACAGGATAATGAAAATGAACTTCTTCCGCTGGGTAACACTGTCAATATTCGGTGGACATCCTCTCTCATTCAGCAACTCAACGAATATTTTGTAGATTTCATGGATAAGGCTTTTGTCTTTCAAAATTGGGGTGGTCAAGGCGTTTTCTTCTTCTGAAAGTTCTGATTTCTCGATACGAATCTTTTTAAGACGAATTATTTTGTTAAAATCCAGTTCCATAACACGATTATTTTAAAAGTAAATAGTATATTTGCATCATAATCGTGTAAGGAAGAGCTGATTCATGGTCGTGCGTGGGTTGGCTCTTTTTCATTCTTCCCCATTCGTGCTGACGAATGGTTTCTTTTCCAAATCATAGCAGGTGATATATACCCGTTTCCCATTAACATCACATAGAGCAAGGGCATATCCTTTCTCCAGTATTTTAACCGGCTGATTGTCGCAATAGACAGTACTTCCAACCGGAACTCTTATAAAATGACGTACTATCATTTGATTATCTTTAGCTTGTTATACCAGCGTGTAGAGAAAGGGAACCACCCGATTAGGAATGATTCCCCGAAAATAGTTACTTTATATAGTTTGCTCATATTTGTTCAGTTTTGCTCTAATTTATTCTAACGTACTTACCTGCAATATCACAAGTTTTTATTACCTCCGCATTATCCTCACCAAAAGCGATGAGAATACTACCACAGCCGGGAGAATCTCCACGAGTTCCGTCTGGACGGAAGAATCTGATTCGGTTACGCAAGAATTTCATTGCCGTTGCCTTCTCGAATATCACATCCTGAAACATCTTTGAATCACAGCGATTGAAAAGTAAAGCAATGCCGTTTCCATGTTCTGCCATCCGTTTAACGAAACATTCTATAAGAGGACGGGAATAAGGTGGGTTCAACCAAACACGTCCTTTCCATTCCTGTTTTAATCCATCGTCATTTTTGTTGTACATGACACTTGCTGTTTTATAGAAGGGGGCTACCGGAGCACATGGGTCTAAATCAAATTCACCCAATGCGTCTATAATTTCTTTCGGTGTGTACCATTCATCGGTACTATTAGCCGATTTTTCAAAAGTTGTATTCATTTCTTCCCTGTTTTGAGCGTTATTTATTTCTCTTTTAACGAAACATTTCTATTACCACTTTATTTTCCGAGTTTCCATCATCAGGATGTACATCAGTAAAATCAATGACAGAAAAATCATATAGATCAGGAATGTATTCAGTTTGATAATCTCCTGTATTCATTACGATATTTATTTCAGCATCCTTATTGACAACTAACATTAGTTCGTCAATCATGTCTTGGACAGTAACTATTCTTTTCATCATTGTTTATATGGGTTTTACAAAGCCGCCTAAGGCTCATATTTATATCAATTTTAATGCTTCCTGTAAAACAGCTTCAAGTGCGTCTTCGTAGACATCCCATTTACCACCATCATTAGGTCCTTCATAAACAGAACTGGTTATATGAGTTCCATTGTCAGCTTTAGATATTTCGTATCCATAGCCACAAGCACAGTTATATACACATATATGAATATTTTTGGTTTCACGTAACCACTTCTGGGCAACGGATTGCGGAGGAAATTCTATATCTGTAAACATCCCTTTCTCTTTCAGCATCTTTGCTGTTTCTAATGTTACAAGTTCTTCGGTCATAATTTTATTCTCCTTTCAATTTCTTTATTAGCGCATCAGCGAAACCAAGGCTCCATTCTGCTTTCATATTTAATCGAAATACATTACTTTCTTACCTATACATACTTTGAACCTTGAAAGACATTCGCTATGTTGTGTGATATGGTTAGGATTATATTTGTTAACAAAACATCCAGTACGTTTATGGTATCTGACACAAGCATTTTCAGGAGATTTAGCCAATATTTCTTTCTCATCGCTAAAACTAAAAATTAAATTATCTCTGTATGATACCTTATACCACTTTACTTGGCTTCTTATCTTTTTAAAATACTTTGCTTTCATTGTTCCTCCTTTATTTTAAAATGTTCAATCAATTCGTTTACAGTAGCCTTGTGATAACGTCCTGAAATAATGGTTGCATTATCCCAATTTTCATCCCAAAAGAACATAATGCCTTTTGGCTCTATGAAATAATGATCGTTACCAATAGAATCGTCATAAGAAACGCTAAGAATGGAATCTGTTATAAACCACTGCATGTAGTTACTATCATCCCTCAATGCAGCGATAGCCAGGAAAAGTTCCTCATTGAAACCGCAATTAATGCCGTTACAGTCGTTGAGCGATTTTATATCATTAACCCAATTATCGCTACATTCGAGATTGTCGTATTCTATTGGGGAAAGCATTTTATATCCAACCTCTTTTAATCTATTTCTAATATTATCAGTATTTTTGCGTATAAAGCACGGTGTTGTAAATCCCATAATTATTCCTCCTTATCTATCTTAATATCTGTTACTTTACCACGACTGACAAAACAGAAACAACCCATCACATCGCACAGATATATTCCGTTCTTTACTTTCATATTCAATCTCCTTTCCACTTAACCTAGCAACATATACATTACTATTAGGAATAGATAATAAATTGTTGTTTTACTCATTACTTTCTTGTTTTGAACCATTTTCCTGATGTCAGGTAAATGGTAATTATTACCAATTAAATTCTAATTGTATTATCATCAAGCTATTAATCAACCTCTATAATCTGATATCTCCCTTTTTTGATGTAAATCTTATGGTTGTAATAATCCTTGATTACTGCATATCCAGACTGGGGCCTAATATTACCTGTTAAATCTTCAACATAAGAATTTTCGTAGGCTTCCACTGTTGCGCTGTCGTAGGCTTCCACTGTTGCGCTGTCGTAGGCTTTCACTGTTGCGCTGCCGCAGGCTTTCACTGTTGCGCTGTCGCAGGCTTCCACTGTTGCGCTGCCGTAGGCTTTCACTGTTGCGCTGCCGCAGGCAAAAGATGTTGTTGTTACCTCATGGTATTTTTGTGTATAGATACCAGCTTCCGCTAAATCTTCTTCATCAAAATTGTCTTCTAAATATTCTGCATCTACTATTCTTGCTGTTCGTAACACCCAAGACCAGTTATCAGTAATAGCCTTAAGTATATCAGCCTTGCATTGACTCCTTAATCCCATCGCATAACCTATTTGACAGGCACCTGCTTTCTTGGCGCGCAGTAATAGTTCTTCCTTTATTTCTTCAAATGTTTTCTGTTCCATGATATTGTTTATTTTTCGTTATTTTGATATTTCAATAATTCTACGCCTCACGCATTCTTCGAGTAAATTCATATCCTCCTTTTTTATAAGAGCACCTGTATTACGATTCACGCTCACATAAGGCTCAAACCCAAGTCGTTTTGAATTAATTCCGTTTTATCTTTATGGTATCAACCTTTCCTCTACGCACCAACATAGCATTTCATGGCATTAATGTTAATTTTTACACACATTTTAGAACGTTAATCCGTTCGGGGCGATACCAACGCCCACTATCAGTTATCATAAAAGAATCACCGAATACTTTTCTACCTATATTAAGCGCACCGTTGACATCGGCATTGATAACCTTTCCAACTGCCGACTTGAACAGTCCTCGCTTGACACGCTTACCGAGATAGATATCATGCTTGCATATATCCTCCATAGCTAGAGCGTCACATTTGCTAGTGTAACTTTCCTCATGTTCGATATAGCTGATACCTGCAAGCTCGCACTTGTATCTAAGGCAGCTTCTCAACCTCGCAAAAGGGATGAATGTAAACTTCTGATTGTTTACTCCGCCCATATTGACGGATTGCTTCCATCCTTTGTTGTAGCCTACAGCAAGAGTGCCTATATGGTGTGATACAAGATAATCAACGATACGCCTGCTTGTCTTGTGCATCGCGTCATTCATAAACCGTTCACGTTTCTCATACATCTTTCTCATTCTGTTTGTCAGTTTCTCTATACCCTGCCTGTCCTTTATGGATTGCAGCATGGATAATGTTTTGTTAAACCATCTGTTATATGACTTGACAACATTGCCAGAAAACAGCAGCGCATTGCATCCGCATACTAGCGTGGCAAGGTTGTTCACACCTAAGTCTATCGAAGCCATACCCGTACCGACATTATCCGAACAGACACAATCATATACAACCTCCACGGTCATGTATGTACGTTTTGGAATTATCCTAACCTGTTTGAACCGTTCGATTCTGTCCTTGTACTTTTCCCATTGAGGAACGGGTATTTTCAAGTCACGGTCAAGTATTATATACCCGTCATGTATCTTGCATGACTGGTTGGTATATATCGCATTGCTCATCCCTCCACGTTTGTGATAGCATGGCAGTTCGGGTTTACCGTTATACTTCCCCGGATTCTTCGCCCAATCCTTTACAGCCTTGACATATCCCTTCATTGCCTTGTCAAGCACACGCAATGTCTGTTGGGCTACGTGTGATTTCACAAGCCTGTAATTTATCGTACCTTCAAGGTTGGTGACGTTTTTCATTATCCTGTCCAAGTCGGGATAGAACAGCCACCTGTCGTTATCCTTCAACTCGTTACGGACAATATACAACGCCTGGTTGTACAGGTTGTTCGTGACACGGCAGATAGCGCAAAGCCTGTCAGAATGGTTGATGTCAAATTTATAAACTAATTGCATATTAGCCAGTATTATGTTTTGCCAGTAAAAAGGAGAACAGGGAAGCCGTACTGACTTCAGCTTGTCGGAAGGTAGCTACTCCGTTCCTATCCCTGTATGAAGCAAATATACTACTATATAATGACATTGGGAAATATTATGTGTTAAATTTTTATAATGGTGTTCATTTGTTTATTAATACCTAACATATATGCCAACAATTGTCACTAAAATACATTGTAATCCAATAAGTATCCGTTCCTGTTTCTATCTCTTTTGGTAACAGTTCCAGGATGTCAAGCAAAGTAAATGCAGGAATACAATGTTCTTTTCTGAACGGTTCCTTGAAAGTTCTCCACTCTCGTAAAGATAATTGTGGTTGTTTGCCTTCCTCATAAGGATATAACATCCAAGTCATTGATGCATTACCTGTATTCACTCCAAGTTCTTGCAGGTGTTTCGTTTTTTCAATCGACAGCACATTCTCCAATATTTCCATCAGTTAAAATATTTTTGGTTTTATTTGATACGCTTGCAGTAATATATCTGTTCGTGGTTCTTATATCAGAATGACCAGCCATAGATTTCAGTTCTCCTTCTGGTATTCCCATATTAGCCCATCTGGTAATAGCTGTTCTACGTCCTGTATGTGTTTTGATGAACTGGTACTTCGGCCCTTTCATAAGTACATTTGCCCGTCTTACAAATACCTGCTTGTTTATACCTGCTCTACATCCAAGAGTTGGTAGAACTTCATTCATAGTAGTCTTTAAGGAAGATTCTATGTTGTATTTATCGAACGATCTAACCTCTTTTATCATTTCTATAATCTTGGAAGGTACGGGAACCTCAACGTTCTTACCTGTCTTTTTTGATATATACGAAATAACATTTCCTTCCATCATAGAATCTTTCAATCTGAAAATATCGGAATATCTCATGGCAGTATAGCATTGAATCAGAAACAATTTCTTTACTATTTTTTCTGTAACGTTAAACGGCTCGACATTCCAGAATAATTCTATTTCTTCATCCGTAAGAGATATATTTGAAGGAGATTTTACGTTGAGTGAGATAATATAATCATTGATATATTTGCTCATCTCTTTTGATTCGGACAATATTCTTTTAAGCATTAAAAGATATGCCTTTTGAGATGATTCACTTATCTTTCTCTTTGACTTTATAACATTGATCATATCATCTATCATATCACGATTTACAGGCTTTTCAATAGATGGAACTTCCTTGAAGGTAGGGATGGTATCATTAAAATCATACTCGTCATAAAGCTGATTGGTAAGATATGGCATTATATGTTTTGATAATGCTTCAAATCTTACCTTTCCGCTTCTTGTCTTTGTATTATTCAACTTTTCTATCAATACGCCTACAGTCATAATTGAAGGGCTATATTCGTTCTGAATTGTTTCAAGCCTGTTTTTTAAATCCTCAATCAGACTGTTCTGTGATTCTATCGTCTTGTTTAACCTATCTATTGTTTCAGCGAGAATCTGAATTGTTCTTTCTTCGTTTTCCATAAGTTATATATTTTTGTTGCAAAAATAATAAAACTGTATATTCGATAGGCTAAACGATAGTTATCAACTCTTAAAAATGTTTACTACGCCCATTAATTTATAATCTCCCTCTTCATTAATGATACATATAGGAGCATTATTCTCAGGATTAGTGTATGCCAATGTGACATAATCCCCAGGAAATACCTTCAATGCGTTAATCATCTTTTCAATATTCAGATTGCAATCCAAACACCCTTGACAATATCCTTCAATTCCGACATTTTCCGATATTTTATACCCTGCATCATTTGTGTATGTTATATCCATTTTATTATCTCCCTCCCTGCAAACAAAATGTGATATATTATACACATCTGACATTACCTTTATTCTTGAAAGGGAATCTATCAAGTCGCTAGTTCTTGCTTTTATAAAGTAATTAAAGTTTGATTTTATATTGTTTACCAATGGTGTGTAGTTTACAAACTTAACCTCCATCAGCGTACAATTAAAGACAGAACCGAAATCCCCATAAGATATGGACATCACCCTTTCATCATCAGATACAGAAACAGTTACATTTTCTTCTGACAACATTTCAAGAAAGGATAACGCTTCCTTTACCGAAGTAGGCATTACATTTATGCACAAGTCCTTTGATATATCCGGCTGACATTCTATAACATCTCTTACAAATACAATCTTATCGGACGAACATATATCAATGCAATTATTGGAACAAATAAAATTTATCCCCACTCCACTAAGGCTGGTCACAACGTCACTGATATCATTAAATCCTATGTTCCTTTTTAATGCTCTATACAGATCATTCCTGTTCAAGTTGACCCTTATCCCGGTACCACGCTTACCCATTTTAATATCAGGATAAGATTCTACATCTTCCGCAAAGAAAGACGCTTCACTGCCATTGTAAGAGAATATTATATCCTTATCATATATCTTTACCGTAACAATGGAATCCTTTACTGTTTTGAGCAGCTTTACAAGTCTTATCCCGTCTACTGCAAACTCCTGTCCGTCATTGCAGTCTGAATCAACAACTGGAATAATCAAACGCATCTCATTAAGGTTGTTGTATGAAGTAACCTCTATTGAATTTTCTGATGATACATATTTAAAACGGAAACATTTCAATATCGTCAAGCCTGTATCGGAAAGACAGGCTTTGGCTGAGTTTAACGTTGAATATAAAACTTTTCTATCAAAAACTATCTTATTCATAAATGTAAAATTCAAATGTATTCAATCCAAGAAAAATGTTCTCTTTTATCAATGTAATCCATATCGTTCTCGTTATTATAGGCTTCCTTCTCAAACGATATGTTTCTATACGCATTACCTTTTTGTGTAAGCCTGTACAGCCATTCCAAAAGATACAAAATGTAAAACGGAACATACAAAAGTTCTTTCATTTGTTTTGTATGAATCTCTTCGTGATTGTAATCGCTTTCACGCATCGTACATCCTTTTCTTACGAAAAGAATACCAAACAAATTTATACACTTGTACCCCTTAAATGGAATTATTTTGTTATATATAACTTTCATTGAAACAGTTCTTTAATTATTTTTTCAAAACTTACCTTTGTAGTGCTGTTACGCATACAATAATCTTTTATCTGTAGTGTATTTGACATCCCCGGCTGACCACACTCGATAGCGTCAAGTATATTCCACAACATTTCCTTAGACCATACAAAATATCCTCTAAAGAAATATGTAGCCATCACATCAGCCTGTTCTATTATATGATTACGGTCATGGTTACTGTCAGGCATTTTAAGTTCTATGCCATATATCTTACCGTCATGTATATAAGCAAGGTCAGGCATACTTTTTTTTGCTCCTAGAGCACGGAACTCAGCCGACTTGTTACCACTTACAGCAGGATGGAGAAGTTCGGAAAAGAATGCTACAAGCAATCCCCTGCATCCTTTACCTTCCTTCTCGTTCCTATAACTAACTACTATATCTTTCTGCATTTTCTTTTCTTCCGCAGACCGTTTTTCCTCAGCCATAATAAAAAAAATTGTATTTGGCAAAGGTATCACGAAATGGCATATATGAGAAAAATAAAAGGTTAAAGTTTGTTATCAACCATCTCAAATCCTTCACACATGTCATGTCCGCTATTTCTTATCTTCATGGCAACATGTTTATCAAACCAAGGAATATAGCAGACGTATCCAACAAACAATCCATCCACAATAACCGTGTATCTATGCTTGCAGCGACAGCAACAATACTCTCCGTTTCTGCAAGGCTTTGTATTGCTATTTTGCAAGATCATCCAAAGAAATGTTTTCTGACAAGAAATCGTCCGTGCATTGTTTTACCACATCATCGAACCGCAAATCGCAATACTCGTCAATCCAGTCGCCTATGAAGTATAGTTTGTTGCTTCCTGCAATAACGCCAAACAGAATAGGGTCTTTTCTTTTTTCCACCTCTTCTTTTTTCTTGTCAGACGGTAAATCTGTTCCGTTATTATCAAAGTCATAATGGAGGATAACATAGTTGTCGAATATTTCATATTTGTCTATGTCAGTCTTTTTCCTAATTATGTCAAATGGTATGATTCTAGTATAGTCAGAAATATAATCAAGGCATAGATTTTTCGGACATCCTTTTGCAAACTTCATAAGATTTTCCTCTGATATAGCCTTGTATAATCCTTTGCTGAACAATATGCTTTCGTATTTGCATATCACCATATTTCGGAACAGTTTTTCTTTCAAGGCATATTGACCTGATCTTTCAGCATAACCTAGCATCAGTATATAGTCTTTTATCCTATCCCTGTATTGCTTCATCTCGTTTTCTGTCTGTATCTTCACCTCAGAGAAGAAATGTATCACATCAAACTTGGATCTTCTGTATTCGTCTACATAGTCCTTAATCTTTTTAAACCATGAGTTTTCCTTATGGTTTATGCCAAGAAGAGAGGTTCTTACTTGCTTGTGCTCCTGGTTTGTTTTTACAGAATCAAGCATTGTCGGTGAAACGGTAAGATTAAATTCCGCCACTCCTTCCTTGTCATTGCTTTCCATGTATTGTTTTAGGAAATCGTAAGACATTACACTTGGATTAGGATCTTTCTGCTCTATAACGGAGTATTTGGGCAGATTAAAGTCAAGCCTTATCGTTTCGTGAAACAAGGCAATTTTACCATCGCTGTTAAGTAAATTTTTTCCCATAATTAAATGTTATTTTTTGTTTCTTTGAATATAACCCCATATAAACTTGCTGGAATATCCGCATTCTTTCATGGCTTTACGAAAATCAGTTTCCGTATTTCTGATATACAACTGCCGTATTGCCCAATAAGTATTGTATCCTTTAAGTTCCGCATACTGGAAAAATTGAGTAGGCGTCATTTGCTCGAACTTTAAATCTCCTACCAGTTCTTGCAGTTCCGCCATCCTTATCTCCTTTTCGGTAGGATATACATATCCGCAGAAAGGGCATTCCGAAGCGGTTATGGCAATATATTTACCACACTGTTTACACTCTTTCACTCCTTGTATCCCTTCACATTTCCCCTTGTTATGCCATAAAGCCCATTTACGTTCTTTCTCAAACTTGCCGAGCCGTGATATGTTACCACCGAAGTCTAGGAGAAATGCTTCTGTCTTATTTGGGTGAAGCCGTATAGCCCTGCCAGTTGCCTGGATATAAAACTGAACGGATTGTGTAGCACGGTTTAATATGCAAACCTCTATACTTGTTTCATCGTATCCCGTAGATAAGATACCACTGTTGCATATAACGGTGAATTTATCGTCATGGAAATCCTTGATAAGCTGTTCCCTGTTTCCTGTAAGATGCTTGTATCTTTCATATAATGCTAACTCATCCGGCTTATTCTTATCTATACCTGATATGAGGAATTTTGCGGGAATGCCAGCTTCATTAAATTCAGCGCACATCCTTATCGCATTTGCCTGTGTGGCATCAAAACAGATTGCTTTTTTCATCGGGCAGATACGCATATAGTTTTCAATCACCCCCTTGTACTGTACAGACTTGTTGAACACCGCACCCATCTGCCTGCTATCGAAATCACCTGTGCGATAATCGGTATTAACCTTAGACAAGTCGGGCGCATCAACCGTAAACGTTCTCAACTTGGTTATGTTTCCCCGGTCCATCATATCCTGTATCTGGGCGGTTTCTACAATCTCTTCATAGTTCATACCAAGCTGCCTTTGGTTCCCACTTCTCATCGGGGTTCCTGTAAGACCTACTACATACTTATCATCAAGCAAACCAGATTCAAAGAGATAATCCGCGTCAGACGAATGTGCTTCGTCTATCAGACAGAGAGATACACTCTTAACCCATTCAACCCATTCGGGTTTTTCGAGCCTTCTACGGAGAGTTTGAGCCATTGCGGATACTACTAGACCTTTAGGTATGTTCCTGTGTTTAGGAGAGATGTATTCAGCCTGTATGCCAACTCTTTCCAACGTTCCCCCTGTCTGTGTCATAAGTTCAGATCTGTGGGATACGATAAGCACCTTATTCCCCTTTTCAACAGCACCTTTAGCCATAAAACTCATTATGACCGTTTTGCCGTAACTTACACAGGCTGAAAATATGACGTGCTTATGATTAGTCAGGGCATTTCTCAGACGGGTTATCCCCACCTCCTGGTAATCTCTTAGCTTTATTTCGTTTGTACTCATCTTCTTGTATGATTCTTTCAAGTTCTTTTTTCAATGCAATCACAAAAGCCATGCACTCTTCTCCTTCAAACTGCTTGACAAACTGCCTGGCGGAATCTTCATAATCAGGAATACATTCCTTTTTGAAATATTCCTCATTGTCTTGAAGAACCATCCAATCCTCGAAGTGGTGGTTTGGTTTTTTCTTAAATATATGCAGCAAAATGGCAGTGTCACTATTTAGTTTGATTAGCTTCCTGTCGTAGTTTTCAAATTCGTCAACGTAATCCGTATTCATCTTCGTAAAACAATTTAAAGTTTCTCCATCTATGCCCGTTTTTCCCCTTACAGAAAGAACTGCATGAGCGTTGTGGCATACCTAATTTCCTCTCACAGTCACAACAGGCTTCAAAGCATAGAAATCTGTTCGTGCCATCCTCTATCGCAATGACAGCCCTTGTATTGTTTCTATGACCGAGATAAGAACCGTTTTCCTTTCGTTTTTTAATGAGTTCCTTCATAAGAACTCTTTTCTTTTCACGTTCCTCATCCGATACTTCCCTTCCTTTCTTGAATCCGTAATTATGACCTTTGACGAACCTTCCTTTTTCGTCACGGTAAGATATTGGATAATCTATCCATAATTCGCTAATTGCTGGCATTGAAATCTAACTTTAGTTTTACAATTTCGTCACTCATGGTATGTACTCTTTTCAGCCATGCCATTTTCCATGCTTCTTTTCCTATGCCATATATACGATATATATCATCTCCTGCATCATCAAATTTGATAGGAGTGCAGCTTGTTGACTTACATTTCGTTCCGTCCATAAGTTCAACGTCACCTACACCCCCATTGAGCATGATAAAGTTGATATTGTTTTCTATGGCAAGATAGGGGATGATTATTTCATCCCCACGATTAGGTTTGTTGTGCTTGATTAATGTAGTCATAACAATTTAGACAATAAATCTTCAAATTTATCTTCATACCACAACGGTTGTGTTTCTTTAGGATTATTCGGGCTTACTTGGTTTTCCCCATAATAAAGACCTTTTTCCGTGATTGATTTGAATCGTTTTTTCTTACCGTGTGAAGAATTTCTGCTCAATTCGCAGAGGTATCCTTTTTCGATAGCAGCCTTGTTAAATGCCTGTGCGGAAATTTTAATTCCTTTTTCAGATAGTAACTCAGAGGCAGACTTTAGTATCCCTTTTGATGATGTATAATCAGGAAGAGATATATTTAATGGGTCAAGTATTTGTTTTGCGATAATCAACTTTGAATTATCATTTAAGTTCAAAAACTTTGCCGCCCATGTAGCTGCATTCATTTTATCCGATATGGTTGGTTGATTGTCAATTGACTTATCCTCTATAACCTTATTAACGGTATGATGGAATACTTGTCGGTAAATCTCAAATACCGATCTTGCTTTTCTTGCAATAAAAAATTCAAGACATGGAACAGTAATATAATAATCAATTCTTCTTGAATACCCAACGCCATTTTTGCATTCAACCTTTTGAGTTATTGCCTGATAATCAACGTTTTCAATAAACTTTTCTTTAAGTTCATTTACTGCTTTATGTTTGTATTGATAAACAAGCATCCATACATCATCAAAATTTACCGGAAATTCGTTATCAGATTGTGATAGCTTTAATATTTCATTGAAATACGCCTTAATTTCGCTTTCACTACTTTCTTTAGATAATGTTATATTTGTTGACATATTATTAACTTTTTGTGGTAACTCCGCAATTACCCGTTACGTATTTGAAACACCAACAAAGTCATTAATTTTGCTTATTGGGTATTTTTTTGCATCACGTTCGTTGAGTGAAAGATAAGCTAGAGCCATTTGTAACTTATCTTCCATCCTGTCTATATCGTCTTTATAATCGCATCTGTTAAGTTCCCAATACAAAAGCCTTGACGGATCATTAACCGGGCGTAAATCAAATGGATCATCATCAGATTTACCGTCATATACGATATAATACATTTTATCCACATCGGGATGGGAAAGAAAATGCGACATTAGCTGCCAATAGTATTCTTCTATAGCCTGTTCCTTTGTGGCTTCTCTCAAATATTCAATCTTACTTTCAGAAGTAAAGCATTTCACTTCTGCTATATAAGATAATTTACCATTGACATCAAATCCATATCCATCGGGAGAATCGCCATATCCATCATAGATATTATCGACAAAAACAATTTCGTCAAAATCATCCGCACAGGACATTAGTCTAGAGAACGTGTTATGGTTAAAACACTCGATAGCGTCTTTTTCATGATCCTTTCCCCACTCCATATCAGAAGTGGATATATGTCGGCATGGTTTGTTTAACCTTCTCTCCCTTGCAACCTGATAAAGATAAGAGATAGCTGTATCTCCGAAAGGAACATCAACTGTCTTTCTCTTTACACCCTGTTTTTTTGCAACCTCTAGTTCGGAAGGTGTCATTTCCCTTCTCCCGGAAACCATAAGTTTTCCAATGGCGGAAGAGGTGATTTTACCACACCTCTTCATAAGCCATAATTTTTCTTTTTCTTCTGCTTCCATCATTTCTTAGTCGCTTCGTTAAACAATTTCATAGCGTCCGCGTCTACATCATAGCTTGCCGTGATGTATCCAATGTCGCATTTTCCACTTTTCAATGCTTCCAATGCAGCCTTGAATTTATCAGAGTTCACTGTCATCTTCTCTTTCTGTGGCGGTGGCGGAACATCACGCCCTATACGCAATCCGTAAACCTTTCCTCCATCGCTTGGGTCACGTGTCAGTTCCTTGCATAATATTACACGGAAATCATGGATGGTTTCAGGATAATCAGTTTGTGCCAGCTTGGTAAGGCGTTTGCGGTTCGTACTGTTCAATAGCATAGGTTTAGGAACAAGGTTTGTTTCTTTAAAGTAAGCAATCCAGGATGGTTTCTTGCTACCTTGTACCTTTGCATTCTCATCCCATACGATATGGGATATTGTAGCAATGATAGACTGACCGTTAGGGAGTATTTCTACTCCTACATAATCAGATTGACTTCCAGTTCTCCAATGATGGAAAACCTGATTTTGTTGTTCGTTTGCCATATATATACAATTTAACTAGGTAAAACTACAGTTGAATTTCCCGTTTTGTCTACAATGACGCTCTTTCCGCCTATGACAGCTTCCGTCTTGTGTCCACTTGGGTATTCCGATAAGCAAGAATCATTTTCCGCTTCATACGGATATACATCCATGATGGCGGTTTCGGCTATGGACGAAATTACATAGTCTGCTAGTGTACCTTTCATTCCTTCGTCAAGTTTCTTTACAGCATCTCTCAAATCTGCTGCCTGAACAAGCATATAGCATGATGTCTTTTTCTCCGCTCCGCTTTTTTCGTCCATAGTGATGTAATACAGCTTGCATTTAAACCATAGATCGGCTGCATCTTCCTCAGATGGGAACAGTTCGCTGTAATTGGAGCGTTTAATGTCCGAAACAGTGAACTCGCCACTGATAAACGGTGTCATTTCCGATATAATACGTGCTTCCGCCTCAGTGAAGCTAAGCGCATCAACCAGGTATTGCTCACTTACTTTCTTGTTCATCCCATTTTCTGCTACTTTTTCGTAGCGAATTTTACACTCAAAAAATGTTTTCATGTCTATTATTATTAACAAATTAACTTAATCAAAATTGAAATTATCCTCACCGTTAGGTTCTTCGTCCGGCATATCATTACCGAAATCCATCGGGATGAACCAATCTGAAATATAGTCTTGCATGATTTAATCCTCCTTTTGGCTACTTAGCCATTCTTTATAATCTTTCTCATAATATTGGGGTATTATACCTTTCCTCATAAAGTCTATGTATTCTTGTACAGTACAATCATCCCAATCAACTCCGTTGTCTGGTATATCTTCCGTTTCTGATGTACAAAGAGTGTATTCAAATGGATTATACCCACTGTTGAGCCCATATTCTTCAACTATCTTGATTACATTTTCATCGGTGGTTATTTGTTTGATTTCACTTTCAGCCACACACCCGGATATTTCAGAGTGTTTGCCAAATACTTCACCGAAGTAAACACTGATTTTGTTATTCACTAAGTATTCGACATCTTCTGTGTCTGCAATAAATACTCCTTCAAGATTGCCCATTCTTCCGCAATCGAAGTCCATTTTAAATAATGCTTTCATTTAATCCTCCTGTTCTTGTTTGAAATATTCGTACTTTATTTCCCCATTTATGATCATGTCCATGATTTCTTCATCGGAAGATGTGGCTATCTTCATCATAAACTCATCTTTCTTCACCTTTTCAATATCTTCATTTTCATTCTTCTCCACCTTTTTCACCTTCTCCACCTTTTTTGCCTTTTCAGACATATAAGACACAGCATCTTTAGCTATTTTCAAGGCATACTCTGAATCGTATAAAGACATCATGGATTGAATGTATATTCCGTTAATCCTGTCAAATATCTCCTGTTGGGGAAGGCTTAGAAACTTTGCCGTATTCGCTCCCATCATCACCTTTATCTGCCAAGATGTTTTTATATTCACTACGTGAAGCCATCCCTCTTTGATAGGGCTTTTAACTATATAAAAGTCACCTACAATATATCCTTCGTCTATATCTTTCTTTTTCATAACTTGTATTTTTCCAAAGCAAGAATAATTTTATGATCTTCAAAGGCTGATTTTATTGTATCGTCAATCATTTTGTTGTGCGTTTTAGAATCTATGTCCAATTCTGAAACATTGTATCCATTGTCAATCTTGTTCTGAATACTGAAATAATAATTTCTTATTGTCAGTACGTTATTATGTATTTCTTCGCGTGTCATTTTCTGGGTAAAAATTTATTTTTAACAAATGATAAAAGCATCACGGATATTTCATCGGCATATCTTGCAAAATCATCCTGGTATTTCTCGTCAACATTGTTATCCATCCATAGTATTTGATTCTTTGCCATAGTACCTACCTTTTCAAGCGTTTCAAACATTTGAAGGCTAGATCCGGGGAGTGTTTTCTTTAGCATTTCATTCAACTCTATGGAAGAAGAATGGATAATATCAGCACAAAAAGCAATGGCGTTGACATACATCATCCAATCCATTTTCTCATCATCAGACATCTTCTTGATAATATCCATGCCCCTTACATATTTACCGTCAGGATAAGCCTTGATATATGCTTCCTGAAACTCCTTTATCTTGGCTGTTACACGAGAGCACTCAACCATACGACCTTTCTTGATAAGATCGTTCTGCTGCTTGCGCAACTCCTTCATCTTTTCCTCTCTCTCACACTCCTGTATTAACAAATGTCTTTCCATCTTCAATTATCTTCTATTATTTTTATAAGTTCTTTAAACTGGTCCGCAATTATCTCTAGTTTTCCCTGTATCTTCTGATTCATATTCCCGTCCTTGTAGGAACTCTGAAATCCTTCATAACGTGAATCAATGCTGGAATAGCAGAATGAATCAGACGTGATGTTTACCATCGTATTGTCACCGTCTATGAACGGTTCAGGTATGTCTACTTTTATCATCATAGCAATCCGAAATAACTGTCTAGTTTATCAATCGTTTTATCTCCATCTTTCAGGACGTACTCAATGATTTCACGCCCTGAAAGTGTTACTCTCAGTTTGTCCACAGGCTGAACATTGGCTGTACCTTTCGAGTAATTGTTGTAATGAACAATTTCCCATCCTTTTATGGATGACAGCATCCTCCGTTTGCCACACAAATTTATAGCTTTTGGAATAAATTCCTTTTCTTTCTTATCCATAATCAATCGTTTTTAAACTTTTTAAACATCTCATCTCCCAATACTCCGCTAATGAACATGGTAAGTTCTATTTCCCATTCATCTTCCTTGCCCTTCACGAACGGATAAGTAAGCTGATGCCATTCGTGGTAATCAAACAGCTTCATGCGAAGCGGATAATAATCAAACATTTTCTTGTTTTCATAAAACACACGGATATGATTTTTCTTAATCTCCGTGTAAGACAAACCGTAGTAATCCAATATCTGGTATAATTTGTCCATAGGGGTAAAATTACATTTCATGCTTTATATATTCTTTTAGTTGTTTATGCAACGATTTCATATACTCTATTATTGTATCCGCATTAGGATCTGAAAAGTCAACATCCTTTACGCTTTTCAACTTTAACCCATACACTGAAACAACAATAACTTCTATGATGTTATGTTCTCTATCTTCACGGTATAACACATCTTTAATGCTAGATGTATTAATGATGGGAAAATCACCAACTTTTATTAAAGATTTATACTTACCTAGCATCATTGGCATTATTGACGTTATGTCGTTTTCTACAAAATCAAAAAACATATTCTCGTCAACTCCGCAATCTACTGTTTCAAGAAACATACGAATAACATCCCACTCTGATTTTACGTGAAAAGTATTATCTGACTTGTCTACAAATATGCCATCACCAAATCCATCCAACGATTTATCGGAAGCGGTGTACCCTAACCGTTCAAGTCTGTTTCTTATGTCGCTTGAATCCTTTCTAATCAATACCTTCATGGCAAATATTATGTTTAATTACTATTGTCGATTGTTTCGGTAGGCTAACCTGTTCACTGTTTTCCTTGTTGGTTAAAATGTATCTTTCCCCAGTATCACTAAACAGGAAATCATTTTTTACGAAGGGTATTTTATTTCCGTCATACCCCACAATAAAGCAGTTTTGAAAAATTTCTAGTAGAATCATGGTCTTTTGTTTTTAGCGCATAAAGAAAAAATAGGTTTGACATGAAATGCGTTTCTTACAATCCAGTCGTAATCTACGCTTCTCGGATCTCTTTCAATACTCCAAAGTTTGCTAGCGTAATTCATATCGCTTTTTAATAATCTGATTTGTCGTTTCTGTCTATATATAACAATGCAAGGACAGAATACAATCATCATTATTTCTAAAAACTTTTTCATTGTTTTATCACTTTTATGGTTAATAAAATCGGGGGAACGCTTTCCCCCTAAACTTTCATTATAGATATGCTTGCTTCTACACTCAAACATGATGCAAATATAATCAATAAAATGACATACTATCAAACATTTTAAAATACATATTATTTATTCACATTTGTTAAAGTATGCCTTAAATACATTCACATTGTATATATTAACCTGTCCATAGTTAGCATCAAAAATCTTTTTCACTTCGTAACCTAGCTCGTAAGATATTACTTTCATCTTTCTCCAGCTAACCTTTCTCCAGTTTACACCGTTTTCCTTTGACCATCTTTTGATACTATACCATTCCTTGGATTCATCTAGTTGTTCCGTCTTTAGTTCTAGTTGTAGCTTTGCTTCCTTGTTTTCTAAGGTTAATGCTTGATTCCTTTCATACTCATCAGCCCAAGCCCTAGCAGCTTCGGCAGGATTGTTGAAGTTTGGAAGTCTTGATGATATAGAAGTATTTCCCGTGGTAAGAAACTCTTCGATCTTGTCATCTACCCAAATAGCAAAATCAGTGGATAATTTTTGAGCAACCCTAAGAGCTATTTTTTGATGTGCCCATGTTCCTTGCTGTGATACATTTCCTCCCTTTATAATTTGCAGTAAATCAGTCGAAATAAAATTTTTTATTTCGCTCAAACGATTTACATAATCAGTCATTTCCTTAGAATTTATAATAGTGGATAGATTTTTATCAGGAAATAACCTAGCAAAATCTGTAAGACATACAAGGATATATCCATTCATCTTACGCATCCTAACATTTATTCCATTATAAGAAAACATCTTACCCATTTCGGAGGGATTTGCCGTACTTAAAACAACACCTGTGTCATTTAAGTTTTCTTCATTAAACTGTCGCATAAATAAAAAAAAAAGAAGCAGAGATCTCTTCAACTTGCGACAGTTATACATTAGACTTATGAAAAATGTATGAAGAAACCTCTGCTTATATTTTAGGTAGCAGCTATCATTATAAAACAAAAAAGTCCAAAAACTATCGCACCGCAAAAATACATAAAGTTTTTATAATACCAAAAAAAATCATTATTTTTGCAAAACAATTAAAATGAGTAATATATGGTAAAGAAAGTGATTAGGGTGAATGTTAAATCACCTAAAGTAACATCAAATAAAAAGGCATCTCCCATAAAGGTCAAGATAAACATGAAGAATACGGGAGGATTACAGCCCACAGGAAAACAGAAATTATAATCTACAACAGTTTCTAAAACCATCGGTTATAGATTGATGATTATTTATATTCCTATCTCCGAATCGTTGATGTAGATACAATGCAATAAAGAAACATACAGTTACAAATCCTATTGATATATACGAATAAAACATAGTGCATCTCACATCCTCAAACACCACATTATTAAATACAATATCCAATATTGCGTATATCAACATCTCAATGACAAATACTCTATGGTATATACAAAATAAAAAAAATACCTTTGACAACACATAGAACAATATTGCATTAAACAGTTTGGCGTTAAAGAATATGGTAAGGTACTTGTCCGAAAATGGAGTGGCATACTGAATATACTCCAATGTGTCACCATCATAATATTCAATGATATCACCTGTTCCAACAGAGTGTATAACCTCACACTGATGGACAAGTATTGCAAGACAGAACAATATAGGATAACATCTTATCACCCAAATAAGAAACGTCCTGTATAAATTGTTCAAACTTTCCTCTAGCATTTTATCTTTCATCTGACCCTCCTGGACAAATTTCTAATAATATCTTCTTTCGTTCTTCCTTTCAACAGGTTAAGATCAATTGTTGCAGAACCTACCTTTACGCACCCATCAGATATGTATTGCTGCACACGTTCGTTTACCAGATAGTCAGCACCAAGCATATCCAATCTTGAAAGCCCTTTCACATCATTTCTTCTGCTTAATACAAATCCTCCTATCGTTCTCCAGATACGTCTATATTGGCTTATCCCGTCCTTTACAGGCATGATTATGTCGTTTTCAAACAATGGTATTCCGTTCATGTCAAACACGCCTGTAAACCATTCTACCACACAACCACTGCTATCTCTTACACGCCCATAAGCATCTATGGATACATCGTCAATAAGAAGTTCATATCGCCCCGTTACTCCATTAAATATACGGAGTAACGGGAAATTAATGTCATTTCTTTCCATTTCCCTTAATCGCTTCAATACATTCCTTTGCTCCATCATCAAAACCATGCTTGTACCCCTTAGCGTATTCTCCAATGTTATACACCGCCATTGCAAATACAAACAGGATGATACCTAAAGCCTTATGCCAACCAGGAATGGATATGGAAAACGGCTTAAATGTAATCGTGAGATCTCCAACCCATAATAGGGCGATAACACATATAATTGTAAGTATAATTGTTTTCATAATCAATATATTTTTCCATTCAACTTAGGTCTTAGTTCATTGTATCTCATCTTCTGATTGATGTGCCATAGCAAATCTATGCCAAGATGTTTGGCTAGTGCAAAGATTGAAAATATCATCTCATTTACAATCGTAGAAAGATACTGGTAATCTACAATTGGTTTGATAAATATGGAATATATCGCTTCCGTGAAACTCAATTGGCTGTACATACAGGCAATATCATCCATATATTCGGAGTTAATATCATTACTAGCAGATTCAAGGCTTATTCCCCGAAATCCTGCAAGATCAAGCAGGCATATAACCGCATTACTTAGTTTGTCTGGAAGTGTGTCTTTTACATGCTTTTCAAAGGAACACTTAAATCGCTTTTCTTCTTCCACTAATGCAGGATAGCGATTATAGTCCATTTCAAAACGTGATTTACATTTCTTTCCTAATCTTCCCTTTCTATCCGCTTCCACAGCTTCCATAAGTTCGAGAATGATAAGGCAAAGGAAGTGTTCTTCACTCAGTCTTTTATCGTGGAAACCATGCTCACAAGCTGTTTTGTAAGCTATATTCCGTAGTTCGTTCAAATTAATATTTTCCATAATCATATAAGTTTTAATGCTTCCTGTAAACCTGCTTCAAGTGCGTCTTCGTAGGTGACATATACTTTATAGCCATTCCCTTTGTTTATTTCGTTCTCCATCCAGTCGCTTTCTTCTGTTGGAACATTGAAATCACAAAAAGAAAGCGTCCATCTTTTTCCAATAACAGGTTCTACATATACATACACACCTCTTATTTCACGCAGCCACTTTTGTGCAATGGACTGAGTGGGACGACTATAACACAATTTTGGCAAATTCTTATTCGTTCGGAACACAGATTGCATTATCCGATTATTGTCCTCTTTAATAATATCTTTACAATACTCATTGAATCCTTTCTCTTTCAGCAACTTTGCTGTTTCTAATGTTACAAGTTCTTCGGTCATAATTTTATTCTCCTTTTAATTTCTTTATTAGCGCATCAGTGAAACCAAGGCTCCATTCTGCTTTCATATTTAATCGAAATACATTACTTTCTTACCTATACATACTTTGAACCTTGAAAGACATTCGCTATGTTGTGTGATATGGTTAGGATTATATTTGTTAACAAAACATCCAGTACGTTTATGGTATCTGACACAAGCATTTTCAGGAGATTTAGCCAATATTTCTTTCTCATCGCTAAAACTAAAAATTAAATTATCTCTGTATGATACCTTATACCACTTTACTTGGCTTCTTATCTTTTTAAAATACTTTGCTTTCATTATTCCTCCTTTATTTTAAAGTGTTCAATCAGTTCATTTACGGTAGCCTTGTGAACGGTATCCGTATTGACATCAATATGATAGTAGACCCAATAGGTAGAGAACTTGGTTTTAGGACACAGAATCCACTTATCCCCATCGGTAAACCATTGGTACTTGTCTGTATCATCCCTCAATGTAGCTATAGCTAGGAAAAGTTCCTCGTTCGTTCCGCAATCAATCCTTCCTTTCTTGGTTACGGTATCTATATCATATATCACCCCATATAAATTCCCATAAGATGTTATGATTGCTCTTCCTTCTTCAATGCTTTTATGACTTCCATTGCCGTCATAATTATGTGCATCTAAGGTTGTATTACCAGAATTAAGTATTTCATATCCCAACTCTTCCAGCTTCTTCCGAAGTTCCGGTGTGTTTTTGCGTATAAAACACTGTGTTGTAAATCCCATAATTATTCCTCCTTATCTATCTTAATATCAGTTACTTTACCACGACAGACAAATCGCTGGTCCATATTGGGGTTGTCATAAGCTATATCGCAAATGATTTCTGAACTATCATCGCACTCATTTTGTAATGAGCACTCATCACATATTCCAACGCACAATTCATGTAGCATCCCGTCTATTATTATTCCGTTCTTTACTTCCATATTCAATCTCCTTTCTCTTTAATCCGTTCAAGCACATCCCTGTTGGCTTCGAGTATTTCATCGAAAGAGGGGATAGGAAGCCATGCTTTTATTACGCCTTCATCGTAGAACAGGTGAGAATATTCTCCGAGTTCTGCAAACTTATTCCATTTTTTAAAGAAATAAACTTTCTCAACAACAGCACCATCAGTAATAAAGTAATATCCACTCTCTTCCGGCAACCGTTCATTAACACTTATCCAAGGAGATTGCTTCGAATGCCATTCGGCACCTTGAACGAAATTCATCTCTCCAAACTTTGCCAAATCTTTACCAAACAAAGTTCTGTCAACTGTCCTGTGATTAAACAGGATATTTTCTCTTGCCGCTTCTTCTACTGTCTGTTTCATATCAAAATACTATTTTAAAATCTTTACCTTTCAATGTAGGAAGCCTGTCGGTGACAAACTTCTCCAGTTCCTGTTCGTCTATCGGGAATAACGGGCAGTATTGGTATCTGAATGTATGTACAAATCGCCCGTCAAGCATTACATCAAAAACCAGTGTTTTCATAATTTATTAACTTTTGTCCATAAACTAAATTCGGTATAGAGATATTCCCATATATCCCTGTAACGGTATTTGTCGTTTGGGTATTGGCAACGGACACAATAATCCGTCTTATATAAAACCTCATAGATTACTCCCCTGTGTTCAAACAGTTCGTTACTATCAAGGGTTCCTACTTCTACCTTTTCCATCATCGTAAACAAAAATTACTACTTTACCAATTCTATCGTAGGGCATTGATAAGACCAAACATATAAGCCCATATCCGACATGGTTCCATCTTTTTTCACCTTGTTAAACAATGGTTCAATATTGTCAGAAAAATCAATCCTATAATCCTTGACATAGGCATATCGTTTTGATTCATTAGTAGTAATACACACCTTGCTTCCGATAGGATACTTTGCATTGGATCCAATGTACTCCTTCTTTAATTTTATCATTTCGTTCTTCAATTCATTCATCTTTGAATTGATAATTTCTTTCTTTGTTCTAAATTCTTCTTTAGTCATAGATATACACGTTTAACATTTTGACAAAATCTGTAACACAATAAGCCATACAATGACAATCATCAATCGTCCAACATATTTCCACATATAGCTTTCATTATCATAGCAAAAACAATTCCAAAAAGCATAAATTCACTCCTTCCTAACATTATTGTCCACCCACCTCATTGCGCCCTTTAACGCATCAGATGTGGACTTATAAAACATATCTACAAAGATATTCATCCGTTCGCCTTTTATTATTCGGTACATGAAGTCTTTTTCTCCTGTGACCTCTATTGTACATCCCTTATAATATGCTACGTATTTCTTTCTCATACGGCAAAGATATAGTTTATTGGTTTTCCAACAACTTTTTATTAACTTTTATTAAGCGTTTTTCCCAGTCGTTCAGATTATCACCCGTATTAATTTTCTCCATAACCGAAGCTATATCAAAAGATTTGCATTTTTCATACAGATCACTCATTGTCGTTCCTTGTATGATAACTCCGTTCTTTTCCCCGGAAAAATATCCGTCAACACTCTCTATTACGTCCCATTTTCTCCCTTCTAGGATAGCTTGTTTATTGTTCGTTCCCATTATATTTAGCTATTATATTATTCATTTCATTGTTCTTGGCTTCCGTAAGACCTAATTCGGATATATTTTGAAGCGCAATCTCACATTGTTGACTAATGTATGAGATTTCATTGACATCAATATCACGGTTATCGTATATAAACGCTTTCCCTAGCTTAACAGCAAGGCCTTGACATATATTCCCGGCAACTTTTTCAGCCGCTATAATGTTAAAACAAATAATTTGCTTAATACTTAGTTGATTGCTCGTTCCCATATTCTTTTGTTTTTAAGTTAGTAATTGTTCCCGGTAGCGGTGGCGATCCGCTTGTTGTTCTCCATACCGGGAAAATAGCATTATTTCCGCTTTATTTTAATTCCCTGAATGAAACCGTTTCAAAATCGCTCTTGATAATCTCTATCTGTACAGGCTTAACAAAGCGATCCAGTTCTTTGCGTATCTCTCTCATTTATTCAAACGGTACGGTTACAATGTTCCCGGCAACTAACAAGTTGCGCAAAATGTTGTCTAATTCTTCGCGTTTCATATTATTGTATATTTTTGTAAAACTCACAATACAGACCGTACAGGTCTATAATATCTGAATCAGTTAGTATTCTCCTTAAAACTCTTATTACTCTAATCACTTTCATTATTCGTTCAAATATGATTTAGGAAGCAAAGGGAAAACTCTTAACACTTCATCAAAACGCACGTTCCCAAACTTTTCGATATATACGGAAAAATAACGTTCATTCCGCCTACGATCAATAGTTATGCAGCTAGGTACGTCCTTTCGATTTAACGTATTATAGTCGCTTGCGTGCTCTCTTACAAACTTAATCAATTCAGGCGTATTTATGTACATTTTGATTATGTTTTGTGTCCTGGTGCCGTTATAATACAGGCGTTTAACCTGTTTATCAGGTAGCTTGTGTCCGTCATAGCTTTTCCAAAACTTGATATTTTCCTTGATAAGATCCAATGTATCAATACTTCTGTTAGCTTTAAACGTTCCTATCTTAATACTTTCATTGTCAAAAATAGGAGATAATTCTTTTTGTAAATTTTGTTTTCTCATTGTAAATAATATTTATTTATGTTTATAATCTCCAGCATAATCGTGCCATATTCTATAATCGTAATTATATTTAGTCGCTTTACGTTTTATAGAACGACTGTAAGTAGGAGAACCGTCAAGTATATAGCTTAATTCTCTCTTTAAAACCGCTCCGATTAGCGGATAAACATCTAAATAATTGCCATCACATTTACTTAGGTCTATTACTTCGTTCTCTAGGGCACGTTCTAAAGCCTTATCCATTGCAGATATAACACTTTCTTTGACAAAATTGTACTTTTCGATAAATTCTTGTTTTTCCATAATACTATTCATTTAGATAATTCATCAAGTTTTGGCAATACCCACGATTTTAGGTATAATCCCAGTCTTTCCCTAACATAGTTTGCCGTAGCTTCATCAAACGTAGGGCAATCGCTCGGTATTATTGGTTCTTGGAAACACCCCACACGATTATCCACTATATTGTTTACCTTGGTAATTGCTTCTTGTAATTGGTCTATAGCGTATTTCTTTTTCATTGCTGCATTATGTTTTTATAGGTTATTGTAATGGCTTAATTGTTCCCGAATAAATTGGATATGTGTTTCTTGTTCATTCAATGGCAAAGAATACAGTTCTTTGTAAAATTCGTTTTCACTTATAATCTTACATTTGTTGTCTTTGCAATATCTTTTAAAATCTTTTTCCGTGCCGTTCCCAAAATTGAAAGCTAGTTTAATTTTTTCATTACACCAAACAGAGTATCCACCGTCTTGTATAGCTTCATTGATTGATTTATACCGGCGGCCTGATATACCGCCGCTAAAACTGTCAATAGTAAATTGTATCATAATGTTTTTAGAATATTGGTTTGTTGAGTATTTTCCAATAGAAGGCTTTATTTTGCCCTCTATTGGTGTTTCTGAATGGAGTATTGCACACATTCTAAAATGTATTTGGCATGTTCCCGGGCCGCTTCCTGTTTTTCCTGTCTGGTGGGTGTTATCCCGTCGTACTTGTATAACAGTTTGGCGGCCTCTTTGATTATAGTTTTCATTGTGCTGCAATTGGCAAGGCATTCCACTTGTGGTTGTACGCCCTTGTTTATTTTTTTAATTAGACAATCTTGCAGCCATAATGTAATATTGTATATATCGCTTGTATTACGTATATACATTGCAAGCAAATTAGATATGTCGTTTCTTCTTTCCATAATGTTACGTTTTTAATTGTTATTGTTTTGTTTCTGTTTTTCGATATAATCAGTTACCCGTATTGATAGATACAGGCAACTTAATAGTATTAATGTTTCGACCATAGTTATTTACTTTTGATTTTTCCAAACTCTATAATCGTTATCACTTTCAAAACACATATAACCGCCAAAAACATTGACAATATGTGCGGGGGTAAACGGGCAAACTTTAATTGCCCGATACCTTGTTTCCACTTGTGCAAAAAACGTTCTCATTGTTATTTTAATTTAATTGTTTATTGTTTTACTTAATTCACGTGCAAAACGCTTAATCATTCTTTTGCGTTGACTAAAATCGTAATTATAATACAATTTTTCCCACCGTTCGCACACTTTGCGCGCATTTTTGTTTTTTTGTCCCAAATGGTGCATAGCCCGTGCAAATAGCTATATTATTATACGGTGCAGGTAATTCGAAAACATTAGCGGCCCATCCTTCTACACGTTCGGTGTGTCCGACTTTTGTAAGGTAATTTTGTATGTACTGTATTTCGCAATATCCTAATAATATTACATTTTCTTTGCCATAAATACGGTATATTTCTTTTCTTGTTGTTTTCATAATTCTATAAATATTTAAATTGTTCGTTATTCGTTTTATTCTTCTTCTTCTACTTGCTTGTATCGTCAAAATTAATGTGGTACTCAGTGTATTCGTTAAACGCTGCAATATGTGTTTTATATAGTTCTACTTTAAACACCCTATAAGGTTGACTATATACTAGGTATTCTATCTTTTCGTTATCCGATTGCAAATCCTTATTATAATACAACCGACTAGTATATACACATTCGCTAACCGCGCGCTTTAAATTGGTACGTTTCCCCGTATCAAAGTTACCGATATGCAGCAATGCAGTGTTGCCGTTAATCATGTTTTTAACCGCTTTCTGTGATATTCTTTTTGCTTTCATATTATAATGTATTAAGTTTATATACTGTACTCTGTATCTATACGGGCTTGTAACCGTTACCAACCACATAAAACAGGATGGTAGCTACATTACAATATGTGCGTATCGTATATACCGACCAGTATTAAGGCTTATGTATAGGATACATATACGCACATACATTATATAATATTGGGGATGTGAATCGCATATCGCACTAAGTTACTATTTCCATTATCAAGCAATACCCGTACCTCTGCATCGTGGCTAACAACACCGCTGTTTATATTCCGCTTATTCCCTGGTTTGCGGATCTGTACCACGCTCTCACCGTGGCAAGCTGTTTCAATACGTCAAGTATCTCTTTGTCTTTCCGACACTGCAAACATACGGCGTTTTTGATTAGGTTGTATATTTCATTAACATTCATTATAAATTAAGCCCGTTTTTTCCAAAATCAATACAGTTTATATACATATTTTAAATTAATATTGCATAATATTAATAGATCCGACCATGCAAGACCTATTTTAGCTTAATATTATGTTTAATTTAAAGATTTTTCAATGTTAATTTGTGTTAAATCTGTTTGTAAGTGTCTGAACGTGAGGGAATTACGAAATCTTCGTAGATGTCACTTGTAAAGATATTTTATTTGTAAAGATTTCGAAATTCGATTCTCGTAGAAAAGAATTTATTTTTATTTACAAACGTTGAGAAACGTGGTAGATAAACGTGTGTAATTACCTGTAAATCAGTGCCATACCCCCTTTTGTGGAGGTTTCGCGGTGGGTGTGTCGCTTCCGATAAATTTTTTTCTGAAAAATTTTTTTCCCCAAATTTTGCTCGGATGGCTGATTTTGCGGTTTGGGGGTGTATTTTCGGTAGTTTTCAACAAAATCGGATAAATCTTTACATAAAAAGTTACGAAAATCGTAGGTTTTTTGGTGTGTTTCGTAGGTATGGTTGCATTTTTTATGTCTTTTTTTGCAGTATAAGTTATTGGTTTACAGTATTCTTCGTTGATTTCGTCGTTTTGATATGTATCTATACTAAATTACGTATGCAGTTTTGGTGTCTGTATGTGTATGTGTTGTGTATGTATTGTGTATGTATATGTATTGTAATAGAGTATGTAAGGTGTACGTGTATGTATATATTGTATAAATATATTACCTTTAACATTTAATATACAAATTAATAGAGAGTGAAATTTTTACGATTAACGATTCAATTTTTTTTGACAAGACTAAATAGCTTGTTTTCAGCTATTTAATCACTAATTTTTGCGAGTTTTTTGACAAGTGTTGAAAAACGAAGAGTTTACGAAGTCTACGAAAAAACAACGAATTTCGTAGGTTTTTTACGAATTTTCCCGAATCAATTAGTTGCATATGCAACTATCGGTGTTGAGATTTTTTATTTTATGTTAAATTAAGTCAATTTTACATTTCTTAACGTAGAAAATAATAAGTAGATAAAAAAATTATAGTTAAATCATTTTAACTAAAATGAGAAAAATTATTACAAAAGTAAAAAATAACAACAATCAATATTTTTTACTTTTCCTATTCAAATAATACTGTGGACGTGAAAGTAAAAAATCTTGTGTAAAGAAAGATAAACTATCTTCTTTGACACGTATTTGTTAATCACGTAAACATTTGCAGTTAATTAATTTAACTATTTGTTTTCGTATTGTTTTTTGCGCTATATTTGCAGGTAAAAACATATAAATGTGTGTGTAAAGATGGAAGAAGAAATAGAGATTAAACTTAGATTGCCCGAATCAAGGCGTGTCATTTGCCTGTCCGATGCAATGCCCGACAGGGAGCGTTGGTACAAGGGAATGAGGGTTCAGACGTGGCTGTTCGGGTGGGTTACGCTCGTTAACGTTGCGGACAGACAGTGTTTCCTCAAACTTGACGAGCCGTTGAAGGACGGTACTAGGACGGTTCTTGTGTCGGAAGCGTCATTTATCAGGCGCGTGCCCGTACCTTTAACTGCAAGGTCTATGGCTGCACAGGTAGCTGGTGTCAGCGTGGAGGGTGAGGTGCTGGAGTACGAGAGGAAGATGAAGAGCAAATGGGAGAAGGAGAGAAAGCGTATAGCGGAGATATGCTCTAGGTACGGGTATGTGCTTCCTTCCGAGTGGAAACGGTCGTTAAGGAGATTTGCTTCGTGGTGTGAGGGCCAGGTAAGGCAGTACGGTCATATCGTGGATGCCGACTATCTTATGCGGCATGACACGTCCGTTGTGGGCGGAAGGAGCGTGGATGATCTAAGGTTCGTGCCCGATGTGGATATGGTGGATGGGACCGGGGCGAACGGGAAGCCTTCCGCCGCTCGCGTTTCACGGTGCGCGCTCATGCCGGGAAGCATCGTCACCGCCATACGCAATGCAGGGAGCGAGATGGACAAGTCGGTGTCGTTGTGGCGGAACAGCTACTTCGTGAAGATGAGGCGTTTCGGGTACACGTTCAATACCTGCTGTGACGGGGCAAAGACACGTGATGATGCGTTCACATGGTTCAAGGACATTACCATACAGTACATGGCTGACCTTATAGAGTATTACGGGATAAGACGTGATTCCATCGTGTGCCGGAAGCTGGAGCACATCGCGGACGTTTACTATTCTCTTGACGATATGGACGCACGCCCTGACATATCAACGGACGATTATGACCTGTATCCCGTTGTAATGTTCGGGAAGGTTGTGGACCGGGAGAAATCGGTAGGATTAGTAGGATCGGTAGGATCGGTAGAGAAAGGAGGGGAAAATGACTGTCGCTGAATCTGCAAAGGCTTCTTATGAATACATCCTTGATTCCGTTATGGGCAAGCTGGCGGACAAGGGCGGTGGTCGCGGTTTCCGTAAAGCAAGGGATGAAGGCGAGTGGAAGCGTTCCATATCCGCTATGGTTGAGATGGACATAGCCGATGCGTGCAGGGAGTGCAATTTCAGACGTCACAGGAGCGGTTCCATCATGGCTTTTGACGGTAAGATATTTGTTCCCATGATGAAGGACGATCTGATGCGCCTGTGTATGGACTTGTGTAGGATGAACGGTCTTAGCGAACTGTACATGACCGACACGAGCGAGCGTTTCTACCGTACCATCGTGAAGAACGTGACGCATGAGATATTCAATCCAAAGCGTAACTTCATCACGTTTGACAATTGTGTCCTTGACACGGAAACGATGGAAACGTTCGATTTCTCGCCCATGATAGAATCGTGCATACGTATCAATATCAATTATGACCCGTTGGCGCGCAGCCCGTTGTGGGAGAAGTTTTTGGACGATGTGATCCCGGTGAAGGACACACAGGATGCCTTGCAGGAGTTTGTGGGGTGTGCCTTTGTTGACAGGAAGAAGATCAAGATGGAGAAGATGTGTTACCTTCTCGGTTGTGGTAGTAACGGTAAGTCGGTGTTCTTTGACGCTGTTGTCAATGCCCTGGGGAAAGACAATGTGTCGTATATGGAGATGGCTGATCTGTCTGGTGACAAGTCTACGTGCGAGTACAATATAGCTATGATAAACGGCAAGCTGCTCAACTATGCTTCCGAGATGGGTGGGAAGGATGTGAGCGGTGGCAAGTATAAGAAGTTCATATCCGGTGAGCCTACTATGGCGCGCCTTCCGTTCGGTGAGCCTTTCCTTGCCGACATGATGCCGCCGTTTATGGCCAACCTTAACAAGATGCCTTCCGTTTCGGACCAGACTTACGGTCATTTCAGACGCTCCCTTGTCATTCCGTTCTATCGTGTGTTTAAGGAATCGGAACAGGACAGATCTCTTCCGTTGAAGCTGTCAAAGGAATCGGCAGCCATTATCAACTGGATAATAGAGGGTGCAAGACGGTTTGTGAAGAATAAAGGTGAGTTTACGAGAAGTTATACGATAGAATCCGTTACGGAAAATGCAAGACGTGATTCCAATAGTGTCCTGTCCTATCTTTACGATTCGGGGTATGATTCTTCAGGAGATATTGAGGAATCGGCTATCCGTGACCGTGACCTGTATGTGAAATACATAGCATACTGCAATGACTGTGGCGTTAGACCTTACAGCAAGAGAAAGATGGTTGACATGATACGCCAGGAAGGCTATTCTGTCACTTCCGCGTGGGATGAGAACAGGAACAGACTGTTCCAGGTTGTCCTAAGACGGAAGTACAATCCTGACGAATACCTTCTCCAACAGGCTGATGATATAATGAAGGAGGATTTGCCGTTCTAAAGTGATGTTTTTTTTATAATAAATAAATGTCTTTTGAAAAAAAGTGTTTTATATTTGCTTTTATAATAAATAGTATATATATTTGCATTGTATTTTAAAACACTTTTATTATGAAAACAGAAGTTGAAATGAAAAGAATTCTTTTTGGGCATGAGATTTCCCAAAAAAGCAAAAGTGAATTTTTGTCTGCTACCGATTTGGTTAAAGCTGGTAATGCTTGGAGAATTAATAATGGGTTTCCTGAATTTAATTTTTATCAGTGGCGGCAAAGCAATAATACAAGAGAGTTTATTGTAGAGTTAGAAAAAAAGTATGGTACTGCTATTATCAGTGGAAGGGGTAGAGGGCATCATACATGGATTCATCCTTTTTTATTCTTGGATTTGGCGTTGGCTATAAATCCAAAGTTAAAAGTTGAGGTGTATGAATGGTTATTCGACAAACTTCTTGAATATCGTAATGATAGCGGTGATTCATTTAAGGAAATGACTGGTGCGCTGTATAATAATTGTTCCAATAAAAGCCAGTTCTCAAAAGCTATGTCTTTATTGTGCACTATGATAAAAGAAGAATGTGGTATAACAACAGATTGGCAACACGCAACAGAAGAACAGTTGTTGTATAGAGATAAGATTCATGAATATATATCTCTTATGTGTGACATTTTTAAATGGAATAACAATGAAGCTGTCCGTGTTGGTTTGTTGAAAGCTAAAAAATGGAAAGATAATAGGTTGTCTGTTTAATATTGTTTAACCGTTATTTTTTTTGCCATGACATATTGTAGTAGTATAGATTAAGATATTGCGCCTACCGAGTGGAGCTACGGAAACGCCTCCGAAATAAACCCTATGGTTGATTTGACATCTCGTAGTAGGCGCACTTTTTTTATTGTTATGAATGAACTTGTTTTTAAAGGTCAGAATGACCAAGTTTTAACTAATAGTATAAAAGAATTTATAATGGCAATGTTCCCAAGTTGTGTAGGAAATATAGAGTTTCGTGAAAACGATTATGGGAAATATATGCTTTACGAAGATGGTACTATATACAACCAGCTTACATTAGCTAATGCACTTATTGAATATGCCTGGATGCACGATTTTGATAAAGCAATAGAAGTAAATAAATTTCTTTTTGGGGATTGTGAATTATTGTATTATGCCATATTTACTACTATGGCGGAAGTATTAAAACTCTCAAGAAAAAAATTCTTTGATAGATGCACGTACTTGATGAAAGATAAAGTTACTGGGTTAGTAAAAATAGGTTCTACGTCTGATATTAAAACGAGATATCGAACGCTTTCGTGCGGAAATCATAATTTATTAGTCATTGCAACTATTGACGAAAATATAGAAAATGAGCTACACCGCAGATTTTCAAATAAAAAAGTAAAAGGAGAATTTTATTCAATTGACGAAAATGAAATATTATCAATAATAAAAGAATACGGTTTCTCTACTTATTTAAAACCTTCCCGAGAATATAATAACGATTAAAGATTATTTAACCGTTATTGTTTTTACCATATTACTTTAATATGTATTTTTGCTGAAAAATTTTATTGTATATGGATAATAAAGAGATTGTATTATTTGATAGAAGTATTCGTGTTACTTCTGATTGGTATGTATGTGTGTCTGATGCCCAGTGTGCGATAAATGAAGCCCGTAACAGGACTGGTTTGAAAAGGTATAATTTCAGCCAGTGGTTAAAGACGCTTTACGTAAGTGACATGGTTTCCAGTATTAATGAGAGCGGCAAGGATGCTTTCAAGGTTGAGTTTGACAATGATTCGGGTAAGATAGAGCAGTATTGTCATTTTGGTGTGTTTGTTAATATGATTTTGTCGGCAAGTCCTGTTAGTGGTGTGCTGGACAATGAGGATTGGTTTAATGATTACGTTTGTGATGTATATTCCATTGACGGTCATGTTTATGAACACGCCAAGATACTTGCCGTTGGCGGTTTGTGGCGTTATACTACAAAGAATGCTAGGTTCAGTGATGATATCCGTATGATGGATGATATCATGTATTCCGTTCCAGATGGTGACAAGGATGCCGTGTATAGCCTGTTCTTTGATTTGCTAGGTACGTTTTATTACAATTGGGAGTTTGCGTTGCGTTATGCGAAGAAACTTCTTTTAGGGGATGTGGAGGAATGATTATGAAATGTTTTATTCGTTTTGTCATGTTTCTCATATACGTTGACATTGTATTTGTTCTTCTTGTGTTTATGGTTCCTGCCGAAATGGTGTACCGATGGACGAGTGGACGTAAGCCTAGAGGATATGTTTCATGCCTTTCTGATTTTCTAGGATATCCTAATGATTATCGTTATACGTTTAGCGATTTCTTCAGGGATATAAAACAGGGATGGAGTAATTTTAAGTAGCATGGGTTCTATTGATTATGAATATATATTTGCCAGTCTTGATACTGTGCTTGGGCTTCCTTTAAGGCGTAGGGGTAAGCGGTGGACGTTGCCTGCCAGGATAAATCTGGAGAGCCATAGCAGGAAGGATAAGCTGGTTTTCTATATGAACAAGTCGGGCAGTATCACCGTTACCGAGCAGGGCGGTGATTCTGTCAACCTGTTTGACTTTCTCGTGTCTTATCTTCCCGGTTGCAGTAGTGCTTCTGATGCTTTTAGGATTCTGTCAAGCCCGGACGGTTGCAGGATGAGTTTGAAGGATTTCTACGAGAAGGAGTATGATTCTGGGAAGCAGGAATCAAGGTTTGTTGATGTGAAGTATGTTGACAGGCTTAGCGATGCCGGGCATTGGAAGGGTAATAACCTGTACGAGTACCTTTCAAGTGTTTTCGGTGTTGATTCCGTTAATGATGTGTTTTCAAGGTATAAGGTAGGATGTCTTGGAAGGGAATCCGCTGTGTTCTGGTATTCCGACAAGGATGGTAACGTGTGCCATGACAACAGGATAAGATATAGTGTGAACGGTCACAGGAAGAAGGAAACCCATGCTTTCAGGAAGTTTACTACGGGCGAAGGATTTACCTATCGCGGTTATTTTAAGCCGTTTTTAGGGGAGTATTGCAGCGATGCGATAACTTGTATGGTTGAATCGGAGAAAACTGCCATAATAGCTTCTATGGCTTTTGGTAACGGTTTTATATGGACAGCTTGTGGCGGAATGAACCAGCTTGGAAATAAATTGCCAAAAAATGTTATTTTATTCCCCGACTTTGATAATAAAGCTATATCTTTGTGGGGTGACAAAGGACGTGTGGCGAGATGGTGGGAGTTCCCTAGCCTGTCTTTTGGATTGAAGCATAACGATGATATCGGAGATGCTGTTATTAATAATTTGAATAGTATTAACATTAAAGAATTTAGAGAATGGATATTCAAGTAGGAATTGATTTTAAGGAAAATCTTCTTTCATTGCGTAATTATATCTCTTTGGGATTTAGTTGTGATGATATTGATTTCAAGAACGCGGTTATTGCTTCCATTGACAGAATGATGGAAGAAGCGTTGGATGAGCATGATGTGAATTTCTTTGACGCATTGCAGAATGTGATTGACAACCTTGATAAGATTAATACGGTAAAGGATGTTCATGATATTTGCTGTGAATTTTACTATATCATGGATGAGAATGAGCGTGTCATGCACCGTGAGTTCTTTGAAAAACTGAAAAAATATCGTGAAAGCAAGATTGAACGTATTGTTCCTTTAAAGGAAAAAGACTGCATTGTCATGGGTAATAAGTATGTTGAATTAGGTAGCGGTAAAGAGTGTGTCGTTGACAGTGTTATCCATATGCTTAGTGAGAATGATAAAATGATTAAAGATGCTGTTTTGTATGTAGACCATCTTGGTCAGCGAATAGCGTGCTCTATTGATGAGTTTAGGAAAAAGTTTGGGGTGAGGAAATAAGGCGTGATAATTTTGTTTTAATCAATTTTATTATTATATTTGCATAATTAAAATTTGATAAAAATGAAAGATTGTGGTATTTATATGTTTTTGTATAAAAACTATTGTTATGTTGGTCAATCTATTAGAATTTCTAAAAGAATTGATGGTCATAAAAGGATGATTAAATCTAAAACTCATCCAAATATGGATAAAATATCTGACTATGATATTAATGATATTGAATTTTCCATATTGGAAGAATGTAATCCGTCCGATTTAAATAGAAGGGAAAAGTATTATTTTGACATTATGTCTAAAAAGTATGTAATGTTGAATAAAGCTAATTGTGGTATGTCTGGTGATCGTTTTTCTGATAGGTATTTTTTATTAGATAAAACTCCTTTTCTTGATTATGTTAATGGGGATTTTTATATTGATAATATTGTTATCGAAAAGAAAGACGGTCTATACTGTTTATCTCAATTGGTTGATTTTATTTTGGACAATAGCACATATTCCGTAAGTTTAAATAACATTATAAATACCAACGAATTTGCTGAACGTATATATGAATTATATAAGAATAAAGGTCTTGAGATTCCAGCAAAAAGATGTTTAGTAAAAAAAATGAAGGATTTAGGGATATATAAGTGTGTTGGTGCTAGGGGTAATAGAAAAATATTCTGTGATTTTGGTGTGTTTATTACTTTTGCTTATATGTCATGTCCTCCATTTGGAGCGTCTGTTTGTATGATTATTGGTAAAAATTTATAAGAACAAGCATGCCTAAAGGAGATATAAGGATTGACGGTAAGGTGATGGGAAAGGATTACGGTAAGTATTTCTATTCTCCGCGTGGTAATATGTGGGCTGTCACCTTGTGTACGTATGACTGTGATGATGGTCGTATGTTTGAAAAAATAGAGTTGTATAGAACGAAGGATCAGGCTAGGGAAGCCGCATTTAGATTAAACACTGATGTTAAAAATGGATAAAGTAAAATTTGTAAAATTAAGACGGGATGCAGTTCTTCCCGAAAAAAAAACTGATGGTGCTGCCGGGTATGATTTGTATGTTCCTGACAACACGTTGATAAGAAAAGGTCGTAATCTGATTAAACTTGGTATAGCCATTCAGATGCCATCAAATATGAAGGCTATTATCAAGCCGCGGAGTGGATTTTCTCTGAAAGGTATTATTGGCGTTGACGGGAAGCATCATGACGCTGATGTGTTGGATGGTGTTATTGATTGTGACTATACTGGTTGTATCGGTGTTATAGTGAAGAGTTTTGAGAAAGAGCCTTTCTATATTGCTGCCAAGGAGAGGATTGCTCAGCTTCTTTTCAGTAATTATATTGAGGTTGAATTTGTTGAGGTTGAAAGCCTTGATTCAACGGATAGGGGTGATGGAGGTTTTGGTCACACAAATAATTTAGGCAAATGAGAAAGAAATTTTTATTATTTTTTGCTATTTCTTCAATAGTATTATTGGGGTTGTGTAGTTGTTCCAATGATAAGGATGATGAATACAAGGATGCTATTATCGGGACATGGGAACTTGTTCAGGTAAAAGTGGATGGTAGATGGTATCCTATGATAAGACCTACTTACGCTAAGTTTAATCAGAATGGTACTTATGTAGGAAGGGGCTATTTTGGAAATGGTTACGGTACTTATGATATATCTGGTAAAACCATTACATGTTATGTTGATGGATGTGAGTATGTAAGATACGAGGTTGTTGAACTTATGTCCAATACCTGTATATTGAAGATGATGATGGGAGGTGACAGTATGGACATTAAATGTGAAAAACGATGAAAACAAAAAAGATAAACAAAATTTACGACAAGGGCTATGACAGTGTACTGAACAAGTATTTTATATTAGCCATGTTTGTTGAGTTTGGTGAAACTAAGTATGACCGTATCTTCTTTTCTGATAAAAAAGATGCGGATAACATAAAGGTAGGTGATTTATTATGATTGGAGTTACATTAAACAGTAGGGTGAAAATCATAAACCGTGATAAATACATTTCACTTCACGGTGAAGATTCTGTAAGCAAGTCAAATGTGTTCGGTAAATTTGTCACTGTTAAATACTGTTTTGAGAATGGTGAAAAGTTTCTTTGTGCGGATGACCAGGGTAAAGAGTATATTCTTTTCTCGGATTGTATTGCTTATGTTGATCATGTTAAAGAGAGAAGCATCCTTGATGAGGCAAAGGATATCCGTAGCAATAGCAGACAGTCTGACTATGGCGATGCAGTAGTCAATTTTGAAAATATTTCCAAGATGGCTTCTTTGATTACTGGAAAGGAATTATCTCCTTATGACTGTGTTGCTGTACAGATAGCTGTAAAGCTATGCAGACAGGGATTCCATAAAAAGCGTGACAATATGGTTGACTTGGCTGGTTACGCTGATATAATGCAATTGATAGTGGACAAGGAGAATGTGAAAAATGGGGAAAAAGGCTGACAACGCATTGATTTTTAGGAGAGTTCTAGCGGCAAGCGGACTCTCCGATACTGATGTTAACAGGAAAAGCAGAAAACATGATATTGTGATGAACCGTGCGCTTGTGTGCTGTGTCATGCGTGACATGGGTTTAAGTATGTCTGAAATTTCTGATTTCCTATGTATTGACAGGAGTAGCATATACAATCTTTTTAAATATTCTTCTGAACTTGACGAGAAGGTAAGGGAGATAAAATCTAGGATGAAGGAGGAAAGATAATGGGTTTGAATAAAGGATGGGGTAAACTTCCCCTTAGTAACAATCTTCTTATTGATGATGAAAAACAGAAGAAGATTGATATAGCAAAGCATATTGATGATGCGAATGAGATGGAGTTATGGGCTGCGTCCGCTTATGTCATAGATACGAATCCTGTCTTGTTTTACAAGGCTACGCACGTTGTTGACGAGGGTATGTCAGAGCGTTCTTTGCTTATGAAAGCCAAGCAATGGGTGAACTCTCCAAGAATAACCCAGATTGTCAATTATGCCAAATCTTCCATGCTTGCTTCCGATTATGTGACACCATCCATGAGGCGTGTATTGGAAGGTGAGAATAAGGAAAAGACAAAGACTTTGATAAACAAGGATAACCTTGAATTTGAAGATGCGATAAGCCTTATAGAAAGTTTCCTAAAGCGTTCTGATATAGACACTGCTGATTTTAAGGATGTGAAAGGTGCGCTTGATATGCTTGCAAAGTTCAAAGGATGGCTTTCTGACGATGATGCTAGTGAGGATTTCTATGACAAGACCACCATAGCGTTTTTCCCATACGATTGCGACAAGTGTGTACGTGCCAAGGCAGGGTTATGCAACAAGTGTGTATATCATCGTGAATCAACAGGTGATCTTAGTGATGATGAACGTAAATGGATAAAGGAAAACGATACATGGAAAGGATAGTCTATGTCTGTAAGGAAAACTACTAATTTGACGGTAAGAAATAAGGAAAGGGAAAGGCGTATAAAGGAAATAGAAGAAGAGGGAGTATTTGATTATTTCCATAAATTTACTCCTGTCCAGTTGTACAAGTACCTTTCGCCTCTATGTAGTATTGATGCGTTACGGGTATTACGTTTGTGCGTATTATCCGCACAGAGGGGAGATAATATGATAACGTTGAAGTTTATAAGGAGGCAACTGAAATACAAGCCTAGACGTTCTGTTTTTGATTCATTGATAAATGCCGGATTGATAGTAGAACCAGTTCCTAATGTTTTTTCCTGTACGGTGAAGGTGAATGAGTATTCTCATATATTGAGCATGATGCGTATTGATGATAATGCTCCCGATGTTGTAGATGTGGATGATTTAAATTGTTATAAAGTTGTAGCAGAGGATAATATTAGTTACCGTGTCGTTAGCAAACGTGGGAGTGTTATAAAGAGTTTCACTGAAAAGAGTGAAGCGAGCAATTATCTTGACGAACTGTATTTCCCTAAAGGTGAAGATGGTGACGTGGAAGCATTGTCAAAAGAGGAAGAGGAAGAATTAACCGTGTGATTAACAATTTTTATTATTGTTTTCTGTATTAGTTTATTTTTTAATATTACTTTTGTCGCATGAGATATTGCTATGATAAAGAACGGTATGATTATCTTGTCAACGAGATTTTAAAATGTGGCAAGATACTTAAAGAGAACACCACTAACGGTAAGGAAGTTAGCTGGAAGGTTTTCTGGATAAGGGTGGACGCTCACAAAAGAAGGCTGTCCGCAATGAGAGAGTTGGACAAGATTAAGGAAGAAAAATATAAAAAATAAAAAAAATGGATTTAGTATTAAATTGTAAAGTAAAGAAAGTAGGTCAGTTACAGACTGGTACAAGTAAGGCAGGTAACCCTTGGCAAAAGAGAAATCTTCTCGTTGAGGAAATTGGTTCCATGTATGCCAAAGAGGTGTATTTCTATGTAATGGGAAACCTGTGTGATCTTCAATTGAAAGAAGGTGATACCATTACTGCCCATCTTGAAATCAGAGCAAGAGAATACCAGGGTAAATATTACAATGAAGTTGGGTGCTTTAAGATAGATATGCCGCAACCAGCACAAGCACCTGCACCTGCTCCATCACCTGCACCTGCCCAGCCTGAAAGACGGGATGATTTGCCCTTTTAGTATTGCAATGCTATCCGAAATGTGTGGTTTTTGCTTATATTGATTAAATTCTTGTTTTTGTTTGCGGATGGAGGTTTATCTTTTTTGCCATATTTCGGGTTTTCCTCCATCCGATTTTATTAGTAGGGCATTAATGAACAAATGAACACCATTATAAAGTATTCGGTGATTCTTTCATGATAACTGATAGTGGGCGTTGGTATCGCCCCGAACGAATTAACGTTTTAAAATGTGTATAAAAATTAACATTAATGCCATGACAAGAGGTGATGCGTGGGGGAAACATCTTCTTAGAGAAAAACCGTCAACGGAAAATTTCGATGATGAGGGCTATCATGTTCGTTATGAAGATGGGTATGAAAGCTGGAGTCCTAAAGATACGTTTGAAAAGGCGTATAATATTGCCGAAACACCAGTTGACCGTATGCAGATAGAAGCCGAAGAACTCAATGGAAGATATGTAAAGTTGGCCGCTTTTATTGATTCAGGCAAAATGGATGAAGTCGTTAATGATATGTACAACAAGTGTTTACTGGAAATGCAGTGTTGTACTATGTTCGACTATATACGGCTTCTTGATACTCGCATACAGCGTATGCAAGGTTCTGATGGTGCTAAAGTAATAAAGATGAATTTTGGTATGGCTATTATGGCTCTCAAAGCAGGTTATCCAATTCGTAGAAAGGGCTGGAACGGGGAAGGATTAATGGTATTTAAACAGGTTCCAGCTCATATAGAGAGTGATGTTATTCCAAAGATGCAATCTCTTCCGCAATCAGCAAAAGACCTTATTCTGAAAGGCAAAGGTTTCATTGACTATACGAGTCAATGCCTTATTTACAACGAGAACACCGGGCGTGCTGATTCATGGGTTCCGTCTATCAGTGATGTATTTGCCGATGATTGGGAGATTGTTGATTAATTTTGGCTTAATTCACAAAAATTATTATATTTGTACCATAAAAGATCATTAAAACAACATTTGTCTTATAGACTGTTGTCTGTATTTTAATTCTTTTCATATCACATAAAAGGGGTGTTTTATAGGTCAATATCCATTTAGCCATAATCACCCCTTATTTACTAAACGTATGAGAAAAAAAGAACTTCTTAAAAAAATGAGAGAATATCAGTCGTGGCGGAAAGGTGCTGACATTCCCATGATGCCACCATCAGAAGTCACAAGGATTATTGATTCCGCAATAACGGTGATAGAAAAGTCTGATACAAGCAAGGCAAATGCCGTTCTGTTCAAAAAAGAAGTTATAGACAAACTTCACATTACTGTCGGTGCTATTATTTTGGACGGGTATGACGAGTTAGATTCGTGTGTAAAATATGTTAATGATTTAATACGTGAGTTAGATGAAAATTGATTTGTTTGTAAACGGAAATTTGGTGTGCGACCGAAGCGAAGCGAGGGAGCACAGGGGCAGTCTAGCTGCACAGGGGCAGTCGAAGTTATAACGCTATGTGGTGAGGAACTTCCTAGTGATTATGACATTTCTGATGCTGTTATAATTGATGGCGATATTCATTGTCGTAGTATCAGTTGTAATGGCATTGTTGTTTGTAAAGGTTCTTATACCGTTATAGAGGAAGGGGGTGATTATGGGTCACTCTAACGGTAAAATTACTGCACCTGTCGGATTGGATAGTGATGTATATCCTACTCTAGGTATTGGTGCTACTAGTGACGGTTATGATTTAGGATATGCTTGTCTTAGCGAAAAAATTAATATGTGGAGTTATATAAAACCCAAAGAAGCGTCTAGTCCTTCATTTGACAACGCTAGTTTACCTGGTATAATTTATGATTCTGTAAATAAAAGATTGGTATATGATAGACCTAAAACATGGTATAGACTTACTGATTTTGATGGATACGATCATGGGGCTAAACCTCTTACAATAGATAAAGATATTCTAACTAATCCTGTAGATGCTACAAAGACAACGTTTGTACTTACAATTTCACCATATTGGGCTGATTCTAGGTATAATTGGGGTAAAATACTTGGGGGATTTACTTGGTCTAATATGAAGATAAAGGTGGAAGTATATAATCAATTAAAGAAGTTGGTGGATTCTGGGGTTTTCGTTGTAAGTAGTATTGATAGTACAGGAAAAATTTCAATTACCCTTAATCGCAATAATCTCATATCTATGGGGGATACATATATTTATATTAAGGGTTATTTTTGTGATTACAGTGGAAATGTATTATGCTTAATCCCTACTACATCTGACGGATTTATTCGTAAGCCGATAGTGGTTACTCAAAGTCTTTCTATTACACTTGGAGATACAACAGCCAACGCTTCTGGATTCTCTGTTTACGGACAGTTGACAAATGGGTCTACTTCTTCTAAATGCAGATTAAACATTACAAATAACACTTCTAGTGATTACGTTGCTTCATCCGGCAGACCATACGCTAGATATAGATGGAGAGCGAAAGATGGATCTTATACAGGTCAATGGTCAGGTAATATATTGATGCCTTCGTGCACAAATATTCCTAAATCATTTACCCGTAATGACGTGGTTGATGCTGGTAATCCCCCATCTTATGGTAATGTTACTCAATGGTATGTTGATTATCAAGTTATTATGTATTAAACACCGGATATAATATACACAAGCAATGGGCATGGAACGGCAGCTTAGGTCTGTCTGTGTGTATTCTGTATTGCTCATCAATGCAGAACTGGCATGGATTTTTAGACGTTACTGCTGTCCTCCATCCCTTGAAATTTGGAATGTTTTTCCATGAGTTGTAATTTGCTTCATTGAAAATACCTAGAATCATCTGCTGTTCTATAACATACAACTGGCTTATACCGTTTGTAGCATATCCTCTACCGTAGTGTTTCTGTTTGCTTGGTGGAATAAATGATACGTTATATGGTGATGATATGTTGTTCCATATCTTCTTTTGAACCTCATCCGTTATTTTCTCTATATTGTTCGTTTTTGTGGACAGCAATGTATTGGCAAGATATACTTCAACAACAGCGCGGAATCTGTTTGTATTTGTATTTATTCTCTGCTTTGTTGTTTCTCCACCGTATGTCCTTTCCATATATTCCTTAATGCCGTTGTCCGTCATTGAAATATACTCCCATCCAAGATCATCGTTTAGTTCTAGTGACAGTTTATTGCTTTCCAGTACATATTGGTATATGTCGTTATATATATCCTCACGGAACTTTTTGGTCAGTTCCAGCACTTTTTCTTTTTGGCTATCCGGGAGTTTTGATATTGACTTGAACGATTTAGCCCCTGCCAAAAGAAATACGGCCAGAAGGTCTTTAGAGAACTTCTCCGCACGTTCTTTGGTTGACGATTTGATACCGTTCGCAAGTCTTTTTACCTGGAAGTAATAGTCTGCAATCTTAGATATTTCTTCTTTGTTGATCATTGGCTTCTACTCTTTCTGTTATACCGTTTGCTACCATGTTTATCATCAAACTCTTGAAATCGCTTTGACTGTACACCTTTTGCCCAATTGATGCTAGAGTTTGAAATATGACAATTTGATTCTCGTACAAAACCTTTTGGTTCTGTATGATAGCGTCAAGTTTGGATAATATTTCTCTTTCGTTGTCCATAGTGCAAAGGTATGTATTTTAAACAAAAAAGGCAACAGTAAAGATTCTCATCTGCCTGTTGCCAAAGTAAAAACATCGTAATGGTTCATCTATTGTTATACAAAGAAACAAAAAATATGGTATTTTTGCAATAATAAAATGTATAAATATTGTTAATTGTTTTGTAATGCCTAAAAGTATGAAAACTATAGATTCTATAATTTTATCAGATTATATTTTAAAACATTATGGACCAATGTCACATTTAAAATTGCAGAGATTATTATTTTACTGCGATGCTTATCATTTGGCATGTTTTGATAAAGAATTAATTGATGATTCTTTTGAGGCATGGGTACATGGTCCTATTAGTCGTAAGGTTTATGGTAGTCTTAAAGATAAATATATGCTGTATGAAGAATTGACCTATTCAAATAATACCAAAGAAGATGTAGATAAGAAATTTGCAAAGTTGGCGCAAGACCAACGTAATTTTATTAGGTATATTTTGAAGGAACTATCTACTTGGACAATGTTTGAATTGGGGGCGTCAGTTCGCAACGAAAAGCCTTGGAAAGATGCTAGGATTGGTTATGGAGAGGCGGATAAGTGTCATGTGGAAATTTCAAAAGAAACAACTAGATTGTTCTATAAGAAAGATTTAAGTAAATAACTTTACGTTTGCACATAAAAAAAGCAAGAAAAAGGGTCCAATCTATTTCTTGCTTATTAATCTCAAGATATTTTTTTGTGAAAATAAAAAAACTGTTTAAGCTATCCATTAACGAATGCTTTATGATAAAGCAAAAGTAAATATAATATGTTATATTACCAAATTTTTATGCGACAAAAATTTGGCTTTAAACTTAAATCTATAACTTTACGTTTGCATATAAAAAAAGCAAGAAAAAGCCTACAACCTATTTCTTGCTAATTATTAATTTTAAAAATACATGAATAAATTTAAAAAAAAATGCAGCATATTACTGCTAGTTATGTTTATTTTAAGGCAAGAGAATATATTGAAGCCTTTCTCTTGCCTAAATTTACATATGTCTTAATTACTGCATTGCAAATATAATACTTTTTTGTATATTTGCAATGTATCAATAAATAAAAAGGCATTTATAACCAATTAAACACTATTTAACAAAATTAGTTATGTTATAATTTAATTTATAGTTATATTTGCAATATGAAACGAGCATATAAATACAGACTTAATCCTACTCCTGAGCAGATTGTTTTCTTCAACAAATCTTTCGGGTGTTGTAGGTTTGTATATAACTATATGCTCGGTAAACGTATAGAAGCGTATCAGCGTGACAAGACGAAGATAGGATGGGTTGAACTGGCTAAGATGCTTACAGAACTTAAAAAGGAAGATGGGAAGGAATGGCTTTCGGAAGTATCAAACGAGTGCCTGCAACAATCCATAAGAAACATGGACAGTGCGTTCGTGAAGTTCTTCCGTGAAAAGGCAGGGTTTCCAAATTTCAAGGCGAAGCATTACAGCCGACAGTCATACAAGGCTATAAATTCGGTGTCTGTTGACCTTGACAACAACAAGGTAAGACTTCCAAAGATCGGATGGGTTAAATTCTTTCCAAACAGGAAATTTGACGGTAAAGTATGCTCTGCCACGGTAAGCAAGACGCCAACGGGTAAATATTTCATTTCTGTCCTTGTTGACGATGGAAAGGAAATACCTGTAAAGCCTGCTGTCAGATATGATACGTCTATCGGTATAGATGTAGGTATAAAGGATTTTGCAGTATGTTCAAACGGTGATGTGTATGCCAATCCTAAATATCTTGAAAAATCGGAGGCAAGACTAAAGGTGTTGCAAAGAAGATTCTCAAAGACAAAGAAAGGTTCCAACCGAAGAGAACGGGCAAGAAAAATCCTGGCAAGACAGTATGAGAAGGGTTCCAACCAACGCAATAATTTCCTGCATCAAGTCACATCAAAGATTGTCCGTGAAAACCAAACGATAATCATTGAGGATTTGAATGTAAAGGGCATGTTGAAAAACCACTGTCTTGCAAAATCCATATCATCCGTTTCATGGAGCGAGTTTTTCCGACAGCTTGAATACAAGTGCGAATGGTATGGACGCAACCTTATACGTATCGGACGTTTTGAAGCAAGTTCCAAGACGTGTATATGCGGATACGTTAATAGTGAATTGAAACTCAGTGACCGTGAATGGGTTTGCCCGAAATGCGGAAGGCACAATGATCGTGACATTCTCGCTTCGGTAAACATCAAACGGTTCGGACTAATATCACCCTTGGTAGAAGGGATTGAGGACGTGGAGTGGTCGGCAGTAGTCGGGACGGTGAAACGTCAATATGTATGTGTATAATTAATCATATATAATTACCTCATGGAACTATTAGTAGAAAGAAAATGGTGTAAGCCTGATTATACTATAGGGCGTTTGTATATTGATGGCGAGTTTTTCAGTAATACGCTTGAAGATCGTATTGTTGACGTGAATAAGAATGGAGTGTTTGATGGAAACGAGAAGAAGGTTTATGCTGAATCTGCTATTCCTTATGGAAGATACCAGGTTATATACAACTGGTCCCCAAAATTCGGGCGTAATATGCCAAGATTGTTGAATGTTCCTCATTTTGAGGGTATATTAATTCATTGCCTCCATCCTGAAATGGAAATTTTAACAGAAAAGGGATGGCTTAATATGGATGGGTTTAATAAAGAAAATCCTAAAAAATGCTGGTCGTTAAACATGTCAACAAATAAGATGGAACTTGTTTCAATAGATAATGTTATAATTGAAAAGTATATTGGAGATTTGTATTGTTGTGAGTATCCTAATGGTATTTATAATAGTGCGTCATATAGAGTTACTGATAAGCATAAAATGCTATGTAATATAAATCTTGCATATGGAAGTGAAACAAGGTTAATAGAAGCTAAAGATATACCTATTGGTTCTTCATTTATAGCATGTGGAAATACATCAATTGAATCAGGTGTTGATGAAGATACTCTTGTTATGTGTAAAATATGTATGCACGTAGTTGCTGATGGATATGTTAGATGGTATAATACTAAAACAGGTGAAAGGTGTACTGTTTCTTTTCATTATAAAAAAGAAAGAAAGATAAATAGAGTAATTTCCTTATTAGATAAATCACAATTAAGATATTCTGTGAATAAGAATAAAGATGGATCTACAACAATCAGAATTTTGCATCCTGATTGTAATAAAATAGCAAATATGGTAGATCCTAATCACTTGGGTAAAGATGGGAAATGTATTCCTAGTTCTTTTACCATGTTACCAAAAGAGCAAATGATTTCATTAATTGATGAGTATCATTTTGCGGATGGTAAATATGCTAATATGAAAAAAGAAAACTTTCAGTATCAAATAGCTTCTACAAATGTAGACACTTTAAACAAAATTCAAATAATGGCATTTCTGTCTGGATACTCATCTTCAATGTCTAATGAGAAAAGTGGAACTGATAAGTGGAAAGATGGGTATATGTTATCTATAAAAAAAGACAAACCAACAAGAACACCTGCTCAGTCTTGTTATTTTAAAAAGCCATATAGTGGATATGTGTTTTGTGTTCAAAATAAAAATCATACAATAGTTACAAGAAATAGTTTATTTGATGTGCCCTTTATTACAGGAAATTGTGGGAATACAGCAAAGGATTCTGCCGGGTGTATCCTTGTTGGAAATAATACATCAAAAGGCAGACTTACTGAATCACGTTATACATCTGACAAGTTGAACAAGTTGATTGACGATGCAATAAAGCGTGGTGAACAGGTTTGGGTTACGATAAAGTGATCAATTATACGTTAAAGGAAATATAGGAGCGATGTTTTTGTCGCTCCTTGTTTTTTAGTAATAATAGATTATGTACAGTGCTATACTATTCTCGCCAATTTCCCATCGGACGGTTTTCCGCCAAACAGGTGATTGATGTATGCAAGACCTTTTTGTGTGCATAGAACAACCATCACGACAAAACCTGGGTGATTCTCTCTTGGAATAGGTTTTTCTTTCATCTCGAAATACCCAGCATCAATATATTTCTGTTTTGGTTCGTTCCTGTTAGCAAAGAATACTCCTGCTTCACGAAGTTTCTTGAACAAAGAGTTTCTTCCAAAAGGCAATCCAAGTATCTTTGCCGCCTGTCCTATATCGCACTTGCCTTCCATTGCAAAGGCTTTGTCTGCGAAGTCCGCTTTGGGCTGAATTTTGGCAATCTTGGCATCTTTTTGTTCGATTTGCTTTTTCTGTTGCTCCGATTCAATGCGCAACCGTTCTTTCTCCTTTTCAGAAGCTACCAAAGCTTCCAAGGCTTCAAGATAGGTTTGCGGAGTTTGGATAGCCTTTTTCTCATTTTCGAGATATTCAAGACGGTCTATGATTTTTTCACGTAGAACTGCATCGTAGCCCGAAGCGAGAATAAGACAACCTTTCGGAGTTAGATTAAATAGAGGTCTTTCTTGACCGTTAGCGTCTGTGTATGAGCCCAATCCAAAATTGGATTCGGCTACACCTTGCGATAATAGATTGCGAATATCACGCATAACATGGGCATGTTGTTTACCCGTGACCTCTGCTATTTCAAGGGAGGTCATACCTTTTTGATTTGGAATTAAACTTTCCATACTTACTATTGTTTGGCATTATAATTATAGACAGAAAAACGGCTGCCATTTCCCGTGTCGCCAAACAATAGTAAGATTTTCTCCGAAGAGGAAATATTACGCAGGAAAGACAGCCGTGTATTTTCATACAAGCGATTGGGCATAAAAAAAGCCCAGCTAATATAGTGAGCTATAACCGTGCTCTACGGAGAAAGAATACTTTACTATTGTTTGGCACCACAAAGTTACAACAATTCCTTAAACTACCAAACGAAAACAATATTTTTTTGAAAGCTGCGTCGGCAAAGTCCGCTTTGGGCTGGAGTTTCTCTATCTGTTTTTGCTGCTTTTCATTCTCCAAAGCCAAGCGTTCTTTCTCTTCTTCGGCTTGTATTACCATTAGTGCAAGCTCCTTCCGGGAAAGTTCATGTTTGTTTTCCTCACATGCGATAAAATATTTTCTAGCTTGCCTTCCCCGTTCGTTGTTTTCAATCATAGATAGCTCTTTTGCCATACTGATTGACAGAGCATATTCGATTCGTTTAGTAGCTCCTATTTCTCGCTCCACAATTTCGGTGAATGATTGAAAATCAACACCTTCAATAAAATCATAAGATTTAATACGATCTTTAATCCATGTTGAAAAATCCCTTTTACTTTCAAGAAAAGAATGCAAATCACGTGCATTAACGGCTTTCTTACCGTTATTATCACTAATAGGAATAAGTTCATTCGTTGTGACGTTCATATTTTAACGAATTGTGATAAAAAGAAACCCTCCGTAGGTGTGAACGTCACAACATACGCAGGGCATAGAAGTCGCAGATTGTTTCCTTTCTGCCACCTTAGAGGGATTCTTAATATCTTGTACAAAATCTGTTCGATTTATTTTGCCAAATATTATTATGTTATGACGTTCACCACAAAGAAAAGCATAATTTGTGATATATCAAAACTTTGTGGTGTTTTTTTCTACATCAATCCAAGAACCATACCGACTGCTCCCCAGAATACATCTCTCCATTCGGGCACTCCTTGTCTAAGCCACTTATCGTAGACGATTTCTTTCCCTACAAGGAGGAATAAGGTTAGTGCTATTGCTGTCCATACGGAGAAAAACCATTGCGCCACGCTTACTAAAAGTATTCCTGCAATGAGGTGTTCCATTCCGTCAACTCTTAAATTGTTAAGGCATATATAGTCCAATGCCCTTCTTATTTTTCTTAGTAAGTTTATAAATTTTCCCATAGTTTAGCTGTTATCGTTGTTTTCATTGTTTTCATTGTTTTCTTCTATAACTCTAGCTTCCATATCGTTTAATCTTCTGTCTTGTTCGTCCATTCTATCATCTTCGTTATTTGCTGAGAAATCACTTTCCTCTCTTGCTGTCTGTAATGATATTATTCGGGAGTTCACAAGCTGAACGAGTGTATTGTTCCATTCGGAGAAATCTATGTATGAGTATGGTTCTATGGTAGCGTTTATTCTTAGAGCGTTATAACCTGTTGCGTCACCTTCCATTACTCCTACATAGTATTTGAATATATTGGCCATGTCATTTATGGCTGTGTTCATCATTTGTGCATCACTTCTCGCCCATTCCATTTCCGGCTCATAATACATTGCTGTTGTTCCAGTAGGTCTGTCACCTGACGATGATTGCATTGGCGGAACGACACCGCTTCCGTCAAGTATTCCGTTGTATATGTTATCTATTTCGGTGAACAGTGAGTTTGAAGCATCCATTTTACCCATGAACTGTGCATCATCTTCTGCTCCTACACGTAAAATGGAAGTTCCTCCTAGTCCGTTTCTTTGAATGTTTATTCTTCCGTTAGTCTTGATAAGTAGCATTTGGAATGCCTGTCGTGTGTTGTATTCTCCTATCATTGACATTAAGAACTCGAAATCGTCTATCAAGTCCTGTACTGCCCCCCAAAATGGAAGTTCAAGCCGTAGATATACCACAGGTATAAATCCAAGGTTATGGAATTGATGCAGTTGTATGATATTTCCGTTTTCGTCAATATCCGTTGCTATATCTCCGTTGGAATCAAGCGTGTAAAACTCATCTTTAGTCCATACATCGACAAGTGTGTCTGTATGTTCTTCTCCGTCAGCCGATATGTATGTGGTTGTATATTCCCTTGCGAAAGCTATTCTTTCCCCTCTTCTGTTTTTATGTTCATACAGTATATCTCCTTTTGAGTAGCTGAAAGACCTGTATTTTATCTCGTCCTTATCCTTATATATATATATGGCAGCATCTCCTACCTTTCCGGCTTCGCTTATAAGTTCAAACTTGGCTGTTTCCATGAGAGAATCAGTCCAGTATTCCTTGTATGTTGTCAGCTTATCCCTGTTCTGCTGGTTTGACGCGCTTTTCTTTATCTGAAATTTAAGAGGATTGGTACACAGGTGTGATACCCTTTTCTTGTGTATCATCCTTTGAAGAGGAAATGCTCGTCTTTGCAGTACATAGGGAGTTGATGCCAATTTCTTTTTTCTTTTCTGAGCACCTACATTCGCGCTTTCATCATCCGATGATGTGGCATCCTCGTCTGACGGGATACTGTCTTTCCAGTCGGGTCTGTTGTGTATATAATGCCCTGATGTATCCCATTGCGCTAGGAAATCATCTTGTGACATATATTTGTATATCAAAGTGGAGCGTCTTGGCTTTTTCTTTGTTCCTCCACCTCTCCCATCGTCACATCTTGACGGAAGTGCCACTTTGAACGGTTCTTTTCGTAATAAAACGTCTAATTTTAAAATTTCCATAGGTAATTATAAATATTTTAATTCATCCATTATATCGTTAGGTATGTCAATCATTACATCGCATATATCAAAATATGTCCTGTATAAAAATGTTCCTTCTATCAAGTCGGGTGAGCATCCTACAATCTTTTTTGCTTCCTGCTTTTTCAGAAGTCTTAGTTTCCCGTTTTCCCTTTCCACGTCACGTCTTATTGCTCTTCTCTGGTCCATCAACGCTTCCCGTATTGTTTTGTTTACATACGGTTTGTCGAGAAGTTCCGGGTTTATACTGAATCCGCAATATCCTAGGTTTGTTCCTTTTATACGTGTTACCATTTCATCGGCAAGCTGTGCCCTTAGATCGAAATAGAATCTTACAGGTTGATCATCCTTGCTTTTGTCTAGTCTTTTCGGAACACCTCTAAGTATTGCCAGGCTTTCGGGAAATGCGTCACGGAATGTAGGTGCTCCAAGACCGTCAAATGCCAGTCTGTTTTCACCGATTCCCCATTTTCGTAGATTGTTTCTTACCCATCGGTTCAAATCCCTAGGCTTTAATGTGTTTGACCATTCAAGGTCTTGTAAGTGGTGTCCTATGAAGTGCCCCATTACACAAACGTCACCAAGACCGTATGCTATATCTAGTGTAGCACATTCAAAATAATCGTCAAACACAGGCTGAGATGAGAACATTTCCTCCATTTCGTCACGGGTTATCCACTCGTTTCCCCCTTTTATCAGCTTCCATGAACCTAATGCGTTTATGGATACTTCCTGTGCTGTTCCTCCAAGGTTTTTCTGATAGTCTGGATTGGAAGCCATAAGTATCTTGTTATCTTCCAGCCCAGAAGCTATAAAGGTTATGCTCTTGATGTATCTTTTACAGTTTGTTTCGTCAATTTTGGTATTTTTACCGAATCTTGCGATGATATAATCTTTTGCCTGAGCAAATACTTCTTGTGGGCTGTCACCCCATGCTGTTTCATGTATAGTATCTCCATATTGAAAGAAATATCTTACTTTCCCCGATCTTTCTGGAATTGCTATTCCATCATCGTCCACCCACCATGATACCAGTGCTCTCCAGAAATCGCTGTACGGATTTGGATTGCACGCGCCTATAAGGCTTGTCCTTAGTCCTGATGATGAACGCAATACCGTTTGAAGGTAGTTTATGATAGGTTCTGTTGCCTGTGAGCACTCGTCTATCGCCACCTTGACAACGTTACCACCCTGTTGTCTGTCCTTAAATTCGCTTACGCCTTTTTCTCCAGACAGGCAGGCATCACCGAAATAATCGTACCGTATTTCACCTCCTGCGTCAAGTCTTGAAAGGCGTTTTGAATCAATATACTCACCATAAGGTTCAACCATCTTTGAAACCACTTTAAGAATACCGTCCGCTTTTTCTGCGGATGTCTTGTCCTTACGGAAAACAAGTGCGGAAAATGACGGATGGTTGCATGAACTCAGTATATCCATTCCAAGGCATACGGATTTTCCTCCCCCACGATTCCCGTGAAGTATCTTTATCCCTGCCCTGTTCCTTAGAAATGCCTCCTGTGAACCTTTCTGTGGGGCAAGCATATTTACCTTGTACCCCTTGCTTCTTCTGTCCTCTATATATCTTTGGACGAAATCAAGGCTTTTATATGGTATGATTCCCCTTTTGCCATATCGTTTCAGCGATTTGACAACATCCTTAGTCTTTAATCCTCGGTATTTTAAGTCAATTTCTTCCATCGTTTTCTATGTATCCCGCAAATATAATATTTTTTTAAATATTTTTTTGCTTATACACATTTTTTAACTACATTTGCATCGGTAAGAGGTACTTACTGTGCGCAAAGGTCTTGTGCATGAATCACATAAAAAAAAATAAATAGTATATGGATGAAAATGTAAAAGTCATTTTTGAAGGTATCAAGAATGCGTTGGGAGAAAGTAGCTCCGTTATTACAGATCGTACAATCGAACAGACAATTAATGAGTTCTCAGCGTTCGCACCGCAGGAAAATGCGGAAAAGTTCTGGAATGAAAGTGTTGTGAATCATTTAAAGAACACTGTGGCAGGTCAGGTAAGAGCGTTTGCGTCTGATAAGCGCAAAGAGTGGGATACAATCAAGGAACAGGAGATATCCAACTTGAAAAAGGAATGGGAAAAATCACATTCGTCACAACAACAACAACAACAACAATCATCCGAACAGAAACAGTTTGAGTTGCCCGATGATGTCAAGGCTAAACTTGAAGAGTTTGAAAAGTTCAAGAAAGAGTTTGAAGCTAAAGAGCAGGAGGAAAAGCAGAAGCAGATTGTAACTGAAAAGCGCAAGAAGCTGTCTGATTTGATTAAACGCCCGGAAGCGGGTATGCCTAACGAGTTGTTGCGCAACATCATTTTTGAGAACATTCAGATTTCGCCCGAAGAGGAAGATACAAGCATTCTTCTGAAAATACAGGGAAAGTACAATGAAACGTGTACTAAATACACAAAGGATGGCATTAATCCTTTTATCTCTGACAAGGGTGGTTCTAGCGATGTAAAGTCATTCATAGATAGAAAGAGAGAAGAAGATAAGGCTAGCAAGGAAAACAATATTGTCAGCCGATATTACAGTAAAATTAACAAATAGTTTTTTTAATTATGAAAGCAGGAGTTCTTGCAACAAGTTATAGTAAGATTGGTGGCGCAAGACATATCTTTTCTAATGATACGTCTTTGCACGTACTGTTGGTAGGATGTAACGTTCCAGTAGAACGTATGCCTACAGTTGGGAACAAACTTCCGGCTGGTACCATGATTAAATGCGATTCCTCAAAACAGGATGGCGGTGATATTCACTATTCATTCAGAATGTATGAGAAATCGGATTCTGGTGCTACGGTAAAAGTTGAAAAAATCATGGGTAATACAGTTGCCAAGGTTGGTATGATTGTAGGTAAAGCACCTACTACTGCCGCAGGTACTACAACTGGTCTTACCATTAATGCTATTGATTCGTCAAATGACGAATATGATATCCTTACATTGTCCGCGGATGCAGGTAAATTGGAATTGACCGATATTTTGGTTGAAGTTACACAAGCTGGTGCTAGCGCAAAAATCAAGGTTATTCCCAATGCTATCCTGCCTTATGATGTTGACACCATTCCCGGTGCCACTCTCTATCCTTTCAACGGTGCATGGATGGTGACAAGTGAGATTTTGGAAAAACGCATTCCGCCCGTAGCTTCGGCAATCAAAAAGGCGATGAAGGATGATGAATCATATCCTTGCGTTTTCCGTTACACATTGTATAACTAATTAAATTTTTTGTTTTATGCAAAGATCGACATTTAGTTTCTATGATTGGCATTTCTCCGGGGAGATGCAGGAACTTATGGATTATGCCAATCAGAAATTTGATAACGAAAACTGGAGAAGCTACGGAGATTGGGATGTTCCTCAGATGAGTAAATCATGGAATGTCATGGTTGACGAATACACACAGGCTACCCGTCCTGTAATGCTGGCTCCTTTGGCTGAAAAGCCTATCATGGATACTACGGGATTTGAATGGTATTCTGGCCGTATTCCGAAGATGGGTCACGCCATTCAGTTTATGGAAACCGATATTCAGGAGTTCTATGAACTTGACATTCCGCAAGGCGCATTGCTTGACAAGATCCGTGAGAAATGGTACACAAAGATGGAAGCGTGTATCCAAGGTTTCCATACCGAGTTGAACTGCATGACTTATCAGGCTCTTTCTACAGGTATGCTTAACTATACAGCTAGTGGTACCAACTCAATCCCTGTTCAGATTGACTATCGTGTTCCTGCAAAACACAAGTTGAAAGCGTTGAAGCAGAAATGGTTTAGCGATACAGACTGGACACCGAACGAGAATGCAGATCCTATTAAAGACCTTCAAAGAATGTGCAAGATTGCCGATAATGACGGTGTACCATACGATCATTTTGAAATGTCAAAGGATTTGTATGATAATTTCTTGATGCACCCGAAAGTGACAGCAGCAGTACAGGCACGTCTTGTTCCTGCCGCAGCATCTACTACAATCTATCCTATGAACAATCAGGAAATTGTTGATGTGCTGATGAAGGTGTTCTCTATTCCTGTGATTATTCCTGTTGATGAAAAATCAAAATGGAACAAACTTGGTGTGATTGAGGAAGCCAAACCGTCTTTTGAAAAGAACACCGTTGTTCTTGTTCAGAGCGGTCAGTTCTTCCGTATCAAGAACTCACCGTCAATGTATTTGCAGGATACCAACCCGGCTGTACGTATTTCTTCTTTGGAAGGCGGACGTATCGCGTTCTTGCATCAGTATTCTTCCGAACCGTATGCGGAGAAGAGTTCAGGTGAATTGTGGGCGTGTCCTGTGATGAAGAATCCGAACAACCTTATCATTATGAAGGTTGACGAGCAGTCAAATACAGGATTGTAAAAAGTTGAACCATGAAAGTCATTATTGATATAAATGGAGAAGGCACAGCAAAGGGCGCAGGGGAGTATTTCATTGGAAATACTCTCACGCTCCAAGCTATTCCCGAAGAAAGTGTGGAGTTTGGATATTGGCTTATTGCTGACAATGAAACATTGAAGCCGGAAGATAGGCTGAAAGTTTCGGATAATCCGTTTACTATTCAAGTTACCCCTCAGATAACAGCAAAGGGTGACATGAAGGTGGAAGCATATTTCTATATGTCTATGCGTGAATATCTGAAAGCACAGATTGACTATGAGTTGAAAAACACATCGTATATCAGTGTTGCCCAGAAATGGGGATTCCGTTTGTCTGATGACAGCCGTGAAACGTCTGAGATGAAGAAGGATCTGGCTTATGCCGATTTGTTGCTCATTGTTTGTACTGCCCCTTCAACGATACAGGGAAAGACGAAGAAAGCCGGAAACTGGTCAATTACCGACACAAGCAAGACTATTTCTATCAATGACAAGAAAAGATTGGAGCAACGCGCAAAGGATTTATACGCCAAATGGGGTTTGAATTTGGATGTTGGAACTGATGTTGAAATAACTAGATTAAGATGGTAGTATGGGAAAGAGTATTTTAGGTGAGGATATGTTTCCTGATATGGTGAGAATTTATCAGAACAAGAACAGTTCGGATAAATATCAGACCACCCCGTATTGGGAGATGATATACGAAGGAAGGGCAAACATACAGGAAAAGGATACTGGTTCTGAAACGAATGATGTTGACAAGTCCGAATATGCTGCCTACCTAGAAGATAACGATGTAACCATACCTTCCGGGTGTCTGTTGGATTGGCAGAATTTCAACCATCCGTTTTCGGACAACAGCAATAGCTGGCGTGAGATAAAGAAACCTCCATTTAACAATATGGAATTTGGTACGGTAATATACTTTAACCAAATAGAAAACTAGAATACTATGACAATCAATTGGACGGAAATAATACTTGCTTTGTTGGGTACTAATGGTATAACCCTTCTAACTTCAATATTACTGTTTAAGCAGAAGAAGGAAAAAATGGAAACTGAAATTGATTCTTCTACCTTGGACAATCTTGAAAAAGGGTTTGCTATTCAGGGTGCTCAGTTGAAAAAGGCACAGGAAGAAATATTGAGTTATCAGCAATCTCTTCATGATGCTTATCAGAAGATACAGGAGCTTTATAATGAGATGAACAAAATCAAAAACGAGTTGAAATGCGCAAAAGATGATCGAGATTCATTAAAAAAGCAGATTGATAAACTGAGTAAACCAGTAACAAGAAAGACAAGTACAAAAAATGCAGGCAAATAACAACGATAAAGTATTGAAAGAGTTTGGTAGTAATGTCCAGCTTGCTTTGGATGCTTCTATCATGCAGTTCATGGAAGATATCGCCACGAATATCATGGATGATATAAAAGACATGGAGGGATTTACCAATCAGACTTTCAATCTTGAAGATAGTTATGGCTGTGGCATTTATAAAGATGGGGTCCTAAAGAAGATTGTGTGGGCAAATGCAACGAAAGTTGCAAATGAACCTAGGAAACGTAACAATGTAGAATATTGGGGGCGTGAACTTGCCGAAGATTTCTTCAACAGTTACAAATCCGATGGTTCTGACAAATATGAACTAGTTGTCGCTGCTGTCATGTATTATGCCAAGTATGTGGAGAGCTATCATTTGTTGAATGTTCTTTCAGATTCTTGGATTAAGACAAAGACAGATTTAAAAGGGGGCAAATATACTGTGGTTTTTAAGAAAATTGCAGCTAATATGTTAAACAAATATTTTAAGTGAAGTTATGGGCTACTTTAATCCTTCAACAATAAATACCACCTTGTACAATATTGTATTGGACAAGAAGATTGCTGACGATGTATATAAGGTACAGCGTCCTGCAAGTGTTGATGATAAGGTAACTAGTTTTATTGTCGTAAACAACAATACAAGAATTGTAAGCAATACCGAGGGCGGCCCTTACGGTCACTTCGGGAAAGGCGAAACAATGGCTACGGTTACTTTGTTTGTAAGGGCATTGCCTGGGAACATATATCCGTCTGTCATGGATGCGTTGAGTGAGAAGATGGTAGAACTGTTTCCTCAAAAGACTGTGCAGCTTCATTTCGAGATATTTAATGTTTTACCACCAATGTTTGACGGGGTTGGGTTCTATTATATGTCCGTCCTGTTGAATGTTGACATTTCAAAGGATTAGCCGCATGAAAAACGTGAGAAAAAACAGTGGAGGCGCATCGGTAGATACGTTCTCAACAATTAACAATAACTTTTTAAATACAGAAAATAGAATGGCACGAGTAAATTTAGACACCAGCCCTGCTTACTTGAACGGGCAGTCGGCTGCTTTGACATTTGATGCGATTGAGATTACCGATGAAACTCAATATTCAAGTTTTAAGAATCCGAAGATTCTTCCCAATATTGAATCTGGTACTACGGAATCCGCTGGTACTGACGCTGACACTTCTGAAACAAAGAACGAGCAGGGTGCTACCGTATTCCAGAATATCACACCGGGTACTATGGCATTTACCTTTACAGGTATGTCCACTTCAAAAGCCGCTTTCGCTTTCTTTACACAAGGGAACGAAGCCAGGGCTGAGTTGGAATTAAGTAGTTTAACTGATACTGTTGATGCTTTCGGTAAGGGAGCTTCTCAGAAACTGAAAGCGTTTGGTGCAAGTGCATTCAAGCAGTTTGTACGTCCTATCGGTATTATCAACGGTACTGGTGATCGTATGATCTTCTTCCCGAAGGCATCATGGGCTGTCAGCTTCACAGGTGCTCCAAGTAACGCAGGATACCTTGGATTCTCCGTTACTGTGACAGCATTGGAAGTTAACACTCAGTATTTGAAAACCATGATGGTTCTCGAACTTGACAATTCGGGTATCGGTGGTTGATGTAGACGAGTTATGAATTATTAGCCGGGCGTTTTCGTCCGGCTTTATTGTTTTTTAACTGTTTCTATTTTATTGATATTAACTTTTATTGTATTTTTGTGATAAAAAGAAATATAATGAACGATAAAGAATTGTCTGATAAATTAAAGCAAAAGGCTATAAGTCTTGGGCTGTGTAAGGAATGGACAAATGAATGGGGAAACCCGGATAAATATGAATTATGCGAGAAATATATCAGAGGCATTGACTTCTGCCTGTTAAACAGATACCCGTCAAATGAAATAATCAAGAAGGAATTTGCAGGAGTTAGGGAGAAGTTTAATGTCTTCGTTGATGATACCAACCTTTTCATAAGCAATCCTAAATGGTCTATTTTTAACGGTTCGTGTGATTGTGTTGTCACATTCAACGATTTCGGTATAGGAGAGATGTATGTCAAGGATAACAGCCATGTAAGCCTTGTTGCGCTTGATAACAGCATAGTACACGTTTCTTTGATTGATGATGCAAAACTTGATATTGTATCGTCTAAATATACCAAGGTGTTCGTACATACAAATACTCCAAAGAACATATCAAAGGTGGATGTGAAAGGAAAATTAATGATTAAACCGTTCAAGTTAGTTTAAAAAATGGGAATATTTAATTGGAAACAACCTGACTTAGATGATCAGATAAAGATGCAGAAGTTTGCCACTCATAAATACAAAGAGGTTATGGTTGGCAATAAGAAATTCAAGGTGCGTGGTCTTAGACTGGGTGCATACGATTATATTGTAGACAAGCTGTTGATACGTGACATTATCAATCCCGATACAGCGAAAAAGGAAATGATTGCAATTATGAAAAATGACGCATCTATTCCGTACAAAGTTGCAGCGGCAGGAGTATTGAATAACTATTGGTTTTTTGAGATAATTCCTTTTGCAAGACGTATATACGCTTGGTGGTTAAGCAGGCACTATGACCATAAGGAACTAACTCCGTTGATAGAAGCCATCGTGGAGGGGGCTAATGTAAGTGATTTTTTTACAAATACAATCCGTTTAGCGTTCTTGATAGATACGACAGCGACATTAAGCAAGAAGGATGCCATGAAATTATCTCTCGATGCAAAATCGGCTCACGAGGATCTATCCAAAAAGATTTCCCCCAATTCAGAGGAGATTTAAGACTATTCGGAGGATTGATGATAATCAAGGACTGGGCTTTGCTATGGAAATATTCATGGAGTTATATACAGGCAGTAATAATGGACCAACCTAAACTTGATTATCATTTTGAAGAGAAAGTTAAGTTGTATAAGGCTTCTCTTACAGAAGATTTATATGAGGAAGCTAACAAGGATGCAAGTGGCTTTATATATAGATTCAAAGAATCTAAACCTAAAGAAGAGCATCCCGATATATTACTAAAAGACATTTTGCGATGATAGTAAAATACGATCCTAAAATATATCCCCTTAAACTGTATGTTGCAGTGGGGGATGATCAATGGGGAAAAATATATAGAAAATTCACCAAACATAATCATGACCCGATAGATATATCTAAAGATAAAATTGAGGACTGTAATGCCATGACTATTTTTGTAAGGGAAAAAAGTACAAACAATTTAGGTGTACTTATTTGGTTATCCAACGATGGTATAGGGGTGAGAACTGTTGCTCATGAATCTGTTCATTATGTTTGTAATGTATTTGGGTATTGTGATATTTCTATGGGATATGAAAATGGGCAGGATGAGCACTTTGCATACCTTTTAGGTTGGTGTGTTGAGTGTGTAATGGATAGTGTTGCGAAATATTTAAAAAACAATAAACATTAACTACCCACAGGCTAAATAACTGTAGGTGTTGATTAGACTAAGCACTTCGGGTGCTACGTTAGGAGAGAATATATAGTTACCAAGGGGTGCTTGCTCAAGCCACTTGCTCTAAGGTCAGTGATTAAACAATTCTGTGGGGTAGGAATAGTGTTACTGACGGTAAACCTCTCCATAACATTGTCGATGAGCATTTAACGGAGAAATCCGACTTATAGTAAAAATGGTTTACGTAATTAACAAACAAGGACAGGCACTTATGCCAACCGAAAGGTTTGGTAAGGTTAGAAGGCTGTTAAAAAACAGTCTAGCCCATGTTGTGTGCCGTATTCCGTTCACAATTCAATTGGATTATGACACAACAGATTATACGCAGCCCGTAAGTTTGGGTGTAGATGCTGGTAGCAAGCATATCGGCATTTCAGCAACAACAAGTGAGAAGGAAATGTATGCAGCAGATGTGGAATTGAGAAACGATATTGTGGATAAGTTATCTACTCGTAGGGAACAAAGAAGAACTCGTAGGAGTAGGCTTCGTTATCGCAAGGCTCGTTTCAATAATAGGGTATCTTCCAAGCGTAAAGGTTGGCTGGCACCATCTGTTGAAAACAAAATCCAAACTCATTTGACTGTTGTTGAGAAAATACATAAGTTCCTACCGATAACTAATATCGTAGTTGAAACGGCTTCCTTTGATATACAGAAGATTAATAATCCAAGTATATCTGGCAGTGAATACCAACAAGGAGAACAACTTGATTTCTTCAATGTGCGTGAATACGTACTATTTAGAGATAATCATATTTGCCAACATTGTAAGGGTAAGAGTAAAGATAAAGTTTTGAATGTGCATCACATAGAGAGCAGAAAGACTGGAGGTGATAGCCCAAACAACTTGATTACCCTTTGCGAAACTTGCCATAAGGCATATCATAGAGGTGAGTTTAAATTAAATATAAAGCGTGGAAAGTCATTTAGAGATGCTGTCTTTATGGGGATTATGAGATGGGGTTTCTATGATAGGCTAAAGAATATCTATCCTAATGTAAGTATGACTTTTGGCTATATCACGAAAAATGCCCGTATCACTAACAATCTTCCTAAAGAGCATTATGTTGATGCAAGGTGTATCAGTGGTAATCCTACTGCCAAACCTCTTGGATATTATTTCTATCAAAAGAAAGTAAGATGCCAAAATAGACAAATACACAAAGCTAATTTCTTGAAAGGTGGCAGAAAGAAACTCAATCAAGCACCATTCTTAGTAAAAGGTTTTAGATTGTTTGATTTGGTTGAATACCAAAAAGAGTTGTATTACATTTTTGGAAGAAGAAGTAATGGCTCCTTTGATATTAGGAAATTGGATGGAACAAAAGTAAACAAAGGATCTATCAATTGCAAGTATTTGCGATTGATATCTACAAGGAAAAGTATATTAACTGAAAAGCGAACGCAAGTAAATTTATGAAGATTAGTTTGTTTGTAAACGGAAATTTGGTGTGCGACCGAAGCGAAGCGAGGGAGCACAGG